AAAGTAATTACCTATGATAAAGCAGGAAATTCATCAGCTGATGGTTTTTATACCATGACTACAGATGATATTACTGAGCCTGTAATTGGCTACAATGTAAACTCTACTAGCTGGCAAAACACTGATGTAGACGAAACAGTTAATGTAGATGATGCAGGAGGCTCAGGAGTAGCAAACGCATGGTATAAGTGGACTAATTCAGCCACACAACCTACTGATGGATGGGTAGTAATGGGTACAACTACAGACTTCTCTACACCACAATCACAGGAAGGTAAATGGTACTTACACATAAAAGCTACTGATAACTATGATAACACAGCGTACGACTACTCAGGAGCCTATAAGATTGATAAAACAGTACCAACTATCTCATCTACTAATATCTCAATTGACTCCCCTACTGGCATTTATGATACATATACAGCTACAGTAACATGGACTATTGAAGATGACAGAGCAGGAGTAGATAGAACAGAGATAGGCTTTTATGTAGATGGAACATGGTATTATGATGAGACCAACTTACCTGATGGAATAACAGCAGATATAGATATGGATAATGTAACAGGTAATGGTAGTAAGACAGCTACATTTAGTAATGTACCTAGAGAGATTGATATTGCCACTAGTTGGCAAGGGTATGACATTGCGACTAATGAAACAGTTGAAGAGCAGAGTGAAACAGTTTATACACCTAGAATATATGAAACATATACTACAGTTACACCAACTTCATATGAGATAGGAAAGACAGATACTTTAATTATTCCTACTGAATATGAAATAGGAATCACTGATAGTACTCAATCACCTAGTGAGTATATAATTGATGTGCTTTCAAAATCAACTTCAGCACCTAGTGTTTATGGAATAGGACTGACTCAAGCATCAACCATAGCTCCTAGTGAATATGAGATAGGCATTACTGATTCAAAATCAGCCCCTAGTCTTTACGACATCATTGCCTTATATGATGAACCTATATTAGTTAGTGGTAAATACAAACAAGGCTTAAGAATAGGAACATCAGATATTGAGGTAGATGTTAGTGAATTTTCAGGTGGCTGGACAATGCACTTATTCAGAAGAGGAGAGCAAGATAAAGAATTTAGAGATATATTCGCTCTTTCAAGTGGGGATGTATATATAGATGGTGAAGTAGATGAATCCTATGACACTAGCTGGTTTACACACACTGAAGATAAAATAACAATTAAAAGTGGTGCAATAGATATAGATGAGTTATTAATTATACCATATGAATTAGTACCATCAGAGATAAAGACATTAACAGGTTCTGCTTTCTATGACACTAGTCCAAATATAACGATTGGCAAACCTAGTACAGCAAATATGGAGGTTTTATAAAATGGCAAAGGTATATAAGGATATTTACATAGATTGGGACTGGACTGGAGATAATAATTTACTGAAGGGGTTTAATGTTGGAATTACCCCTTCCAGTGGTGACCCTAAGCATGATGCAATTATTATTCAAAAGACAAGTGCAGAAAAAACTGATATAAAAGATAAAGGTACAGAGCAGTATGAACATATTTTTAGAAATGTAATACTAGAGAAAGGTGTTGAACATATTGCATGGGTACAGGCATTAACTGAAGGAGACGACAGTGACTGGTTAAGTACTAACAAAATGGTAGTAGCAGATGATGGAACAGCTACAGTTGCTACTACAGATGCAGATGGTAATCCTATTACAGCTTCAAGTGGAGATGTAGTAATTGACAACAGTGGTATTAGTATTGCCAATGGTAAACTAACCATTAATGGCTCTCAAGGAGCTAGCCAAGATGATGTTAGCAGTACGAAAACAGATGTTGAGAATTATGCAGATGGTGTTGCTGATACTGCTGAGGAAAATGCCAAAAACTATGCACAGGCTAAAATACCAAAATCTATGACAGCACCAAGTAACCCGAATGATGGTGACTTATGGATAGACATTACCCCCATCCCTAACATCTTAAAAAGATACGAGTCAGATACAACTAGTTGGGTTAAATTAACACCTACTAGCCCTAATGATGTAGGAGCAGAGGGAGAGATAATTAAATCTAGCACAGCACCAAATAGCCCCTATACAGGTAAGTTATGGGTAGATACATCTATGTCACCTAGTGCACTTAAAAGATACAATGGTACATCTTGGGAGACAACAAGAATAACTGATACATCACAAGTAAACGATGGTGCAGGATTAGGAAGTACAGCAGATTGGACACAAGTTAATGATGATGGTGGTAAACCTGTAGATAATGCGACTCCTAATGATTTTGATTTATATGTAGGAATAGGTGGTGGTGGAGATGTAAGGATAGACTCAGATGGGCTAACCATAAACAATGGAAAGTTAACCATTAATGGTTCTACTCCTGATAAGACATCTGAGAATCATGCTAAAGACCAACATGACTTTGACCAGCTGGAAGGAAGTGCTGGTAAGATAACAATTAATAGTGATGGAATAACAGCAGAGAACAGTGATGGATATAAAACAGTTGATATTGGCTCTGAACAAGGGGATGCTTTCTTTTCAGGTGATGTTGTTGGAGCAGTATATAATGAATAATTTAAATAAATGTATAGTATTGGTTGAAAAAGTATAATGTTTTGTGTATAATAATATTAGAAAAGGAAAGAGGGAGGTGATATTTAATGTCATATTGTGGTTCAGGAGATACAACTTCTTGGACTGACCCCTCTTTGGTGGCAAATAAAGCATCAGTTAGAGGAATACATATGAGGGAGTTAAGGAAAGCAGTTCAAGAATTTCATGTAGAAACTGCAGGTGGTGATGCTGGCAAAAGAGTCATTTGGGATAAAAATGATAACAACTGCACAACAGGAGAGTCAACAAGTTCTCCTAATTATGGAGTTGTTGACAAGGTTACTACTATAAAAGCTAAACATATAACACAACTTAGAAATATTTTAGATTCATATTCTAATTTGCAGGGGTTCTCATCCTTCTATTGGGAAGAAGATGATGTTAGTGGTGGCATTACAAAAATTAGAGCTACACATATTAAAAGATTAAGAAATGCAGTTAACCTAATAGAAGAAAGGGGAGCGCTTAATTGTGAAAACTGTCAAACTTCTTATGAATACAATCCATGTGGCTCATCATGCCAAACAACTTCAGAAACAAACCCTTGTCAAACATGTGAATCAGTAATTGAAGGATATGATTGTGACTCAAATTGTCAGGTTTCTTGCCAAAGAACCTGCCAGCTATGTGAAGCTTGCACAGAGACTGGTTGTGAAACTGGTTGTGAGGTAGCATGTGAATCGACTTGTGAAAAATCATGTCAAACCTCTACACAAACTTGCTCTACATGCGATATAAGTTGTCAAACAGCATGTGAAACTGACCCATGTCAAGTTTGCCAAAGTACCTGTGAGTCAAGTTGTCAAAGTGGCTGTGAAGATAGCTGTGAGGGTACATGTGAGAATACATGCGAAACTGCATGTGAAGATAGCTGTCAGGCTACTTGTCAGTCAGTTTGCCAAACTCAATGTGAGGCTGATTGCCAACAGGCATGTGAGTTATTCTGTGAGACAACCTGCGAACAATCATGTGAAAGCTCTTGTGACACAGGGTGCGAAGATGCCTGTGAGGAAGGTTGTGAAACTAGTTGTGAAGTAAGTTGTCAGGACAGTTGTGAAACTGGATGTATGACAACATGTGAAATTGGTTGCCAAATGTCATGTGAGCTTATGTGTGAAGATGCATGTGAGATAAACTGCATGACTGCTTGTGAGACTGGTTGTCAACTTTTATGTGAAATGAGTTGCCAAACAACTTGTGAACAATATTGTCAAGTAGGCTGTGAGGTAAGCTGTGAAACAGGATGTGAAGTTTCTTGTGAGGAAGGCTGTGAGGTAAGCTGTGAAACAGGATGTGAAGTAAGTTGTCAGGACAGTTGTGAAACTGGATGTATGACAACATGTGAAATTGGGTGTGAAACTGGTTGTCAGGTTAATTGTCAATATGCTTGTGAGTATGAATCTCAGCACAGTGACCACAGTGACCACAGTGACCACAGTGACCACAGTGACCACAGTGACCACAGTGACCACAGTGATTATTCAAATACATGGTCAGGAGATGCACCAGGATGTGGTACAGGTGATACAATTGGCTAAAAAGAACAAAAGGAGGGGTATTTTGTACCTTGATTTACATATCACAAAAAGATGTAACTTAGATTGTAAACATTGCTATTTAAGCAGTAAAGAAAAAGAGCAGGGTAGTGATATGAGTTTTAAAGTACTAAAAAACATAGCAAATAATTACTTAAATATTAATCATCCTTCTACAGCAGAGAAAAGAATTATAATAAGTGGGGGAGAACCAACATTACACCCTGAAATTGATAGATTTTTATCTTACATTAATAAAGTTTATGATGGAAGATTAATTATTCCCTCTAATGGAGTAGGTGTAAAGAGGCTGCTTGACACTGGAGCAGTCTCTAAACAAAATAGAATACAAATTAGCTTAGATGGCAATAAAAAAATACATGATTCTATAAGGGGAGAAGGTAGTTTTGGAACTGCTATAGAAGCGTTAAGGGAGCTAAAAAGAAGAGGGTTTAAAACACATATATTTTTTACTATCAACCAACATAATGAGCATACATTCTCAGAAGTTAAGAGGATAGCAAAAGGTCTTGGTGTAAAGGTCTTTCTTAATTACTACCATAGTGTAGACAACACAAAAGACAGCTTGGGGATGATAAGTAAGTCAAAGTTTATAAAATATTTAAAGAATTATAACAATACAAATAAATGCTATTTAAATAATTGTGTTGCTGGGATAGAAGGATGTGTTGTTATGCCAAATGGTGAATATTATGACTGCACAAGGAACATGAAATACTTAGGAAAGTACCCATCAAAATTAGAAGAGGTTTTGTTGATGAGTAGAGCCAAGGACTATGACTATAAAAACCCTTGTAATACTTGTATGTCACTAGAGGTTGATAATTTTGAATTTAGTTGTTTAGGAAGGTAGGGGATAGATATTGTTTATTGATTTACATGTGACTGAAAGATGCAACCTTAGATGTAAACATTGCTATCTTGATGAGGAGTACTTTGAGAATGGAAAGCAAATGTCATTTGATATGTACACTTCATTAGTAGATAAGCTTTACACAATGGAACACAAAGATGACCATAGAAAGGTCTACTTAAGTGGTGGGGAATGTACTACCCACCCAAGAATTGGAGATATGATTAAGTATATTCATTATAAATATAATGATTCTATAGCAATGGTAACAAATGGCTATAAAATTCCTGAATTATTAAAGGGGACTGCACTTACCCCTGATGATGGCCTCTCTATTAGCCTAGATGGTAATAAAGAGGTTCATAATTGGGTAAGGGGGGATGGTTCCTTTCAACAGGTCAAAGAGGCACTAAAAGCTTTACAGAACCATAATCACCATAATTATAATTTACACCTTACTGTTCATCAAAAAAACATAGACCAAGTTGAAGAGGTTTGTGAGTTTGGTAAAAAGTATGGCGCAGGTATGGTTGGGATTAACTTCTTTCAACCAGTTAGGGGAGAGGAGCATCCATTTGACTCTGTGTCACTAGACCAATATTGGGATGCAGTAGAAACTGCAAAAGAATATTTTGGTCACAAGAAATACAGGACACCATGTTATGTGAATGGTTGTCATGCAGGAATAGATGCTCTAGCAATATTACCTGATGGTACTTATTGGGATTGTGCTAGAAACCAAAAAGAATTAGGTAAGTATCCTGAAGATTTTGAAAAAGCTATATATAGAAACTTGCTTGAATTATATGGAAAAAGGGACTCTAGGGAAACATGCATGAAGGGATATGTGGAAACTATAGGAGAAATAAAAAACTATAAGGGAGAGGATAATTAATATGGAGAACAATAACTTTAAGGAAATTTCAAACATTTCACTATTATTAACTGAGGATTGTAACTTTAGATGTGAGTATTGCTTTATTGACAAAAACCCTAGTGAAATATCACTTGAAACTGCTAAAGATGCAGTTGATTGGCTGGTAGGGCAAAATGAAAATGATAGATTACATATTAACTTTTTTGGAGGAGAACCAATGTTGAAGTTTGACCTAATCAAAAAAATTGTTCTATATGCAGAAAATAACTATGATAGACAATTTGGTTTTGGTGTAACAACTAATGGTTCTTTATTTAATGATGAAAGATTAGACTTCTTTGAAGAGCATAATATGTCAGCACTATTTTCTATAGATGGTATTGAAGAAGTACATAATAGACATAGGAAATATAAGGATGGCTCAGGAACTTTTAAAGATGTTGAAGAGAACATGAAAAAATGTGTAGAAAGAGGGATATCAAGAGTAGGTAGGCCAACATATACTCCTGAAACCTTACCACATTTATATGAAACAGTTAAATATCTACTGGATGAGATTGGGTTTAAGTCTGTATCACCAACACCAGCTGTAGATGGTTTCATTGAGTTTACTGAGGAAGATTATGAGGAGTATGACAAGCAATGGAAGAAAATTAATAAGTATTTTAAAGATAGCATCCTAATGGAAGAGGATGTAGGTTTAGGGTATTACAGCAAATGCTTTAGACAGCATTTTGGACAACATAAAATGCAAACTCCATGTGGTGCAGGTAAAAAGTATGTAGGTATCAATCATAAAGGAGATATCTTTCCCTGTCACAGATTCGTGCAATGGCAAGAATGGAAGTTAGGTGATGTTTATGATGGCATAAAATATAATCAAAGAAGAAGTATTTTTCATGACTTTCATAATGATGATACTAGTGAAGAGTGCAGGAAGTGTGATAATAAATTCTGTGGTGGTGGATGTTTTGCAGTAAACTATTCTACTACAGGAGATATTCATAAAACCAGTAAGGATAGCTGTAAGCTATCTAAATTACAGTGGGATAATGCAATGGATATTTATGAAGAGCTTAAGATGTCAAATAAATTCCAACAAAAATATAGTCAATATATTGAAAATGCCCCTGAAGAAATAAAAGAAGAGATTGGGTATAATGATGAAGAAAAAAGAGATAACAAACAAAGCAGGGACAAACAACAGTATCAATCCTCACAAAAGAGTAATGATATTGAGGAGCTAAAGAAAAGGGTTGATAATTTAGAGCAAGCAGTATCATCAATTAGTAATATTATACTAGAAAATTCTAAGGAGGAAGGTAGATAATGACAAAAGTTATTTTAAAAGATGCAGACAACACAGAACTATTTAGTAAGGCAGATAGTGAGTTTGAAAAAGCAGAGATTCTTAAGAGAAAAAGAACCAATGAAGGAGTGGTAGAACTCTTCTCGTTAGAACTTCCAATAGGTCAAGACACATTTTTAGAGCAATACAACTCTCTCTCAGAAGGTACTATTGTATTTTCTGATGAAGAGGCTGGAATAAACAAAGGGTTAGAAATTAATGAGGTTGATGAGTACAAAATATCAACTAATAGAAGTGGTCAGCTTGTAGAGGTACTTAGTTTCGCAGGCCAAATTCAATAACTAAAAGGGGTGAGACTCCCCTCCTCTGTTTGCAGTTAAATATTCAGAATATTATGAAAAGGAGTGATAATTTGGGAAGAGATAAGAAGTTACACTTTTTAGTTGGTGCTTTAATTGCCCTTATTGGTGGGGTTGTAATTTCCCCACTGACAGGCTTTATCTTAGCCTCTATAGCAGGAGTAGTTAAAGATGTTGGTTACGACCTAATACTAGACAAAGGGTGTTTTGAGGTACTAGACATTGTTTACACAGTACTAGGGGGTTTATTAATATATATTATTTTAATTTAAAAGGAGTGATTAAATGATAATTGCACTAGATGCTGGACATGGGGCAAATGATGGGGGGGCTGTTGATGGAATAGGTGATGATGAGATTTACGAGGATGAGATTTACACTGAAGAAAGTGAGTTAGTATTAAGATACACTAAAGTACTTAAACAAAAGCTTGAAAGTAAATATGATATCTTACTCACTAGACATGACGATACATTTATCCCACTACATTGCAGAACAGATATAGCAGATGCTAATGGAGCTGACCTATTTATCTCCATACATGCTAATTCTTTCTCAGACAGTGATGCAAAAGGTGCTGAGACGATTCATTACCCTACAAGTACAAAAGGCCAACAGTTAGCTGTAACTGTACAGAATGGCCTTGTACGAGCCACAGGAGCAGTTGATAGAGGTACAAAGGGTAGAAATAACCTGTATGTACTTGAAGAAGTACAAGCACCTGCAATATTAATTGAGTTAGGGTTTATATCAAACCCTGAAGAAGAAGAAAAATTACATAATGAAGAATATTTAGATAAAGCAACTAATGGAATAGTTGAAGGAATTAACAAATACATAGAGAGGTGTTAGGATGAGCGACTCCAACAAAAATAGTGAAGAGCTAGGTGGAATCAAAACAAATATTACACAACTAAAGAAAAGAGTGGAAAAACTGGAGAATAGAATAAAGGAACTAGAAAGGAAGTTTAATAACTTAGATAAGTCACACTCTAGGTTAGAGACACTAACCTCAAATCTTTCAAGTAAGATTGGCAGTTTTGACGACAAGCTAGATAACATTGTCAAAGAGATTGAAAATTTGAATAAGCAGTTGGCTGTTAACTCCACAAGGCAAAATATAGAGAGAGAACAGCGCAACCAAGAGAGAGAGAGCAATAAACTTACAGACCAACTGCTTGATAAGAGGAATCGTACAATATTAATCCTTGTAGTGGGGTTAGTGTCAGCACTATTGATTAGTTTAGGAATGAATGTCAAAGATGTTGTTGAATTATTTAGTATTATCTAAGGAGTGATGCAATGGACAAAAATGAGAATGGTGTTGCTGACAAAAAAGAAGCCTACATATCTTATGGTATAGCTGGCATAGGTCTTATAATGGCTATCTCAGCGTTTTATATGTATCAAGAGTTTGGGCTTGCTAAAGATTTTTTTTACGCTTCTGTACTGCTCTCAGGGTTTCGTGATGGGATAGATGGTTTAAAAAAGTTTGTTAAATAGGAAGGGGAAGGTAATATGTTAAATAAAATTAAGAAGTATGGCTGGATTGCACTATCTGCAATCTTAGCCATTATCACTTTAGGTAAAATGACACTTAGTCATAAGGTACAAGAGAAAGAAGAGGAGATTGACGAGATTGAGAAGGCTAAACAAAAAAGTAAAGCTAGAGAAAAAGAGATAGATAAAAAACTTGATAAACTTGACAAAAAGAAAGAAGATGAAAATCATGATAGAAAATTAAAAAGAATAGATAGAAAGACAAAAAAGCTTGAGGAAGAAGGAAAGAAGTTAAGTGAGACAATATCCCAGCTGGATAAAGAGGGAGATGATGTTGATGAGCAAGAAGATAATAGCGTTAATACTGATAAGCTTGATGATGCTCTCAATAAGTAGTCCAGTACTGGCCTACTACAAGAATGATAATGGTGAGCTAGTCTTTAAACCTGAAGAAGTAAATACCATGCTGGATAAGATAGATAAATCTGAGACTAGGAAGCAAATTATAGACAAACAGAAAGAGAAGATATCTAATCTTGAGGAACAGTTAAAACAAAAAGATAAAAAGATAGCAGTCCTAGAAGGTAAGAATCAGGATTTAAATAAAGAAGTTAACCTACTAGAGTCAAAGGTGCAAGAGGTAGAGTTCCAGTTAGAGAAGGCAAATGAGCAGTTAAAACTACGAAAAGAGCAAGTTGATACCCTTCAAAAAAGGGAAAGCTTGTCCTTTACCTCAGAGCTGAAGCTGTTAATCGCTTTAAAAGCCTTTAGTATGGTGGCAAACTAGAATATTTAAGGGTATCCTCAACTGGATACCCTTTTTTTGTCAATATGATGTTCTTTTACCTAGATAAAACTCTATAAATATTTTATCATCTTTCATATCTAGTTCAAACTCAGGTAATTTAAACTTACCCTCATCTGAGATATTATCTAAATAATCTTTTAAATCAGGTGCAGTAATTTTCTTAGGTTTACCTCCATACTTATCATTCTTCTTTTTTAAAGTAAACATAGTACTGTATTCATTTGGTGCATCACATACAGCACAAACTAATTTTTCACTATCTTTATCGAATCCAATCATTATGTGTAGTTTCCCATTATTTTTATCAAATACATTATCAAACTTAGAGTTAATTTCTTTTAATAAATTTGCAGTAAAATATATTTTAACTTTTCTATCTTGCTCATAGTTGACTGTCAAATAACTGTCATAACTTCCACCTAACCAATTAATGTTATCTTTATTCCCAATCATTTACTATTTCCCCTTTCATATTATCTAATGGTTTGGTAAAGTCTGCATAATAAGTATTGCCTTCTAACTGTTTAACTTCATATCTTTGCAAATCACCTTTGTTAATTCCTGCAATATTCACAACTTTTCTAGTTATTCTACTAATATTAATTGTTCCAGTGCCTCCACCATTAGATATTACCAACCTTAATGAATCTATATCATTTACAGTTGTTTCTTTAAAGTACATTCTCTTCTTTATTGCATCAATCCCTATCTTAATAAATCTATTATTGTTCAATATGTCCCTTACTACTTTAGAATTAAAGTATATTTTTGAATTGTCTCTATTTGCTATACTAACGAATGGAACTTTAGCCCTTCTATTCCCAATTGACTTTTTGGGTTTAACCCATTCTACACTCATGTTTTATTCCCCTTTCCCAAACTCACCTATATTGTCAATAGTTTTGTTAAGCTCTTCATAGAGGTCTTTATCCTCAGTTTCTTGATAAATCTTAGTCGTACTAATTCTATGCTTAATATCCTGCAATGCCTCATTGTATAGCTGGCCTGTCTCATGCTTGTATAAAGTTTTAATAGCTCTTCTAACCAACTGAGACTTAGACAAAGACTCTAGTTGTTCCTCAACAAACTCTAACTCCTCTTTCTTCATATTATTCTCAGAAAGCCTACCATAGAGCTTAACATGTTTAATCTTATCCCTCATTTTTATCAACTCTTTTGTTTTGGTAGACCCCTAATTTATAGTATCCTTTTACATTAGATATCTGTGGGTCATCCATAAGGATTACCTCTTTATTAGCCCTGTTAATAAACTTCTTCTTAAGATAACCACCTACAGCCTTAGCACCACCACCTGTAAGGATAATCTTATGAACATTATCTAAATAGCGATTCCATTGTGCTAACAACTTAGTGTATATTTCTTCAGCTAACAACTCAAACTGTTTATCAGACCTACTCTGAAGGTTCCTGTAAGTCTTTCTACCATACTTAAATTCATCCTCTCCATTTAGATAATGGAATTGAATAATGTTATAGGGTAAACTAGGGTCAACAGCTTTAAAGGCATCACTTAACCCAACACCAAGTCCTACATCTGTACCTTTAGTTGGCACCATCCCTTTACCTGCAAAAGCATCTACTGTGTTACCTCCTATATCAACTAGTCCATATCTTTCATTTAGTAACTCATGGTCTTTGATTGCTCCTGAGTAAGTTAAAACTTCATCATAGTATGCTCCAATCCCCTGTGGAATACACATAACATCATTGATAATGACTTTTCTTTCCTCACCATTTGTTTTGTAGTGAAATACTCTATCTTTATAGAAGTCAATAAATTCTTCTCTAAACTCATAATAACTTCTTATAGATAAACCACCAACTAACTTACCAATCTCTACACTCTTTTCATTAGAATGTAGTGCAATACCAGCTAATAACTTAGCAACTTCACTTTCATCTTTAAATTTGTCATACTCAAAATTCCTGTTACCACCTTGTCCATCTTGCTGAATTGCATAGTTACCTAAGAAATACAGCTTATCATTATACTGTATTGATATCTTATCAATTGTCAATGAGTTATCCTCATCAATTAAGATATCTCTACTTTGCTTAGGTAGGTAAGAGACAGAGGGGAATATGATAGCTTCACTTGATTCTAACATTAGTTTATCACTATCATATCCATTATCCCAACCTATTTGTTCTAAATATTTCATTACATCAGCTCCTTATAGTTTATTATTGTTGTTCTCTTTAGCTCTAGGTAAATACTTAGCATCTTCATATATTACTGCTAAATTAACCACCCCTGAACTTTCACCAAGAAACAAATTAATTACTTGTGTATCATTCATCTCCCAACTATAAATGATTTCTACTTCACCAGTTTGAACAGCCCAACCTAAATCATCTTCAAACATAGGATTTGGTACCCAACTCATTCTAGTTTCAGATGGCTCACCATATTTGTCTTTAAGTTGAGATATTAGTCTATCCATTTTGTCTATATATACATTAGGGTTAGATGGATTCATATTAAAAGCGTACATTCCTGATGCAAACTTTTTATCTTGTAGTTTAAATAAAATTGTTACATTTTCTCCTACTAGTGTATCTTTATACAGTAATCCTCCCACCTCTTCCTCAGTTGGTTGACCTTCCTTGTTCTTTATCTCTTTTGCAGTAGAACCAAACTCTACCCCTCTAAATTTAAGTTCTTCAGCACCAACTACACCAACAGAAACGAGTAAAAATGTAACCAACAATAAAATAACTAGTTTTTTCATTAATTAGCCTCCTTTTTTGTAATAAGCTGACACTTTGCTTACTATTATACTAACATGTATCGCACTTCTTGTCAACGCTTTAGTGTAAAAAAATTAATTTTGTCAACACTTTAATTAAATAATGTTTAAGAGTGCCCTTAAATCAAGCACCATGAATGTCACCATCAATTTTGAGTCCTAAGTTGTTTTTGTTGTATGCATACTTACCTTCCTCAGTTAAAAACCTCTCTCTCTTCAGCCCTTCCTCTTTTACATCAACTAATAATTTTGCTTCTAATCTTATTAATGATTTTGCTATTAATGAAGTGGAAACATTAACGTTTCTCTTTTCTACTTCATTTTTGTATGAACTGTACAAGAAATCCTCAACATCTGTTTTACTTAGTATTTGCATTTCACCTATTAGTTTCATTATCAACTTTTCTCTCTTGTCTAATGTATCAAACATCACATCTACGCACTCTTTTGTTAATCTCATATAAAAAACCTCCTTTGTTAGTATGTGTATATCTTACCATACTCCAAAGGAGGTGTCAAGTACTATATTAGATTTTATATCATCTTTAGTTATCTCTTTGTTTTAATCTTCCTGTACAGTTGCTACATTTCATGTCATTTGCTTCTGCAACTTCTTCTGCATATATCATTCTACACTTTTCGCACATGTACTTATATCTTGTACTCATAGTGTTTATCACTTCCTTCTAATAATATAAATGTCATGAATACTATGTGTTGTCATAACCCACAGTAGCCAACTAGAGAATATTGTGAGGAGCACTTTCTTTAAAGCTTCTATAGGTTTTTTTCTATTCTTTTCACTATATATTCCTACATATTCAAGATAATACTCTTGAAATACCACTGCAAGCACTACAGCAACATTAAACAGTAGTCCTACTATATAAGTATTGAGTAAGACTATTAACAAACTATTTACTAATTGCATTACTTACCACTATCTCCAAGTTTCCCTTCTCCTCTTTCACTATCAAATTGATTAATATCCTCAACTTGCTTTACTTCAAGATGTGGAGTTTTAACCAACAACATTTGAGCAATAGCTTTATTGTAAGGATACTTTGTTTTAAATTTAGTCTCTTCAACTTCATCTTTAACTTCCTTAGTAATATAGAGTGCTTTATCTCTAGTATTTTGAATTGCTACAAATACTTCTCCTCTGTATCCACTATCAACAACACCTGCTCTTACTGCCATACCAATAGTTCCTGTGCTTCCTCTTTCTCTAAATAAGGATGTATACCCTTGTGGGAAAGCCATTGCAATCTTAGTTGGGATTAACTTAATCTCACCTGCTTTAATCTTCATAAAATCATCTTCAAAGCAAGCATATAAATCATACCCACCATCTTCCTCTCTCTTGGTTGGTGTAACAGCTCTAGGGTTTAATAGCTCAACATTTAATTTATCTTCCATTTTACCTTCCTCCTTTATAGTTGTGACTGTAATTTCTGTACCAGCTGGTGTTGGGTCTGAATAAATGGTTGGTTCTCTTTGTGGTGGTAATGGGTCATATGGTATTGAACCTTCCTTAAAATAATTATTATTCATAACTACTCCTCCTTGTCCCATTGTTCAGTAATTTTTAACTTGTCAATTTTAAAATAAACCCTTGATATATTTCTCCAGCTTTTTTTATGTACTACAGTAAGTTTCTTTTTGTTCCTAGCTCCTATGTCCTGAACAGTAGATATTAAGCTATCAACTGTAAAGTCGTCTAAGTCATCTATGCCATAGTATCTTCTGACAAAATCTAACCTCTTAAACCTTTTGTGACCCATCTCTCCAAAAGTTATTATTAATCCATCTCTTGCCATCTTAATAGCCAAATCAAAGCAATCAAAAGCACTACCAAAGGGGTCTAGGTCTACTAGGTCATATTTATTATTCTTATAATATAAATAACACAATAAATTATGAGCATCCATATTGTAATCAGTGTCAAATTTGTCATTTATATCATTGGTAGTTAAATCAACATCATTATATCTATTGTAGTAGGGATTTGATGATGCATAGGCATCTAAGACACTGTTAGGATTCAAATACTCCATGAAGTCCCCATTTACTTTATACTTTTTGTCTCTATAGGGTGCATTATAGTTACCATTCTTCTTTAACTCCCTCTTTAGCTTAATCCTAACTGAAACCTTAGTCCTGTCAACGCTTTGAGCTATTTTTTTATTATTAAACCCTTCTTCCCTTAAGGATTTACACCATTCTAGTTCTTTATCAGTCCACCTTCTAGGGTTACTCTTTTTTTCCTGACTTCTTTTCATAATTTTACCTTTAAATTCATCAGGCATCTTTGGTACTGGTTTATCCAAACTATCCCTCCTTTACTTTAACAAATAATCCACAGTGACATTCGCCAGTCTCAATGAAATCACCACAAGGGCAGATGGTGTCCCTGCTTTGCTCAAGCTTACAGGGACAATGACCATCCTTCTTATCTAACCCCTCTCTTAGAGTCTCTAAGAGGTCTTTGTCGTCAGTTAATTTAAACATCATTATATTGACTGGTATACATTCTCAACTACTTCTTGAATAGCTTCTTGTAGTTCAGCACGCTGTACACCTTTCTCCTTCTTTGAAACTTTCTTATCGTTTGTCTTGTTCTTAATAGCTAATTTAATTTCATATACCTGTGGTTCTTCCATTATTTATCTTCCTCCCCTATAATATCCTGCATTTTACCCTTCATATTCTTATATTTACTAGTTCTTTCTGAAAGAGTTTGAGCAGTTTGTTCTAACTCTTTTTTGCGCTCATTGATTTCCTCAACAGTTTCCTCATTCTCTTCAATTTGATTATCCAGCTTACCAATAACTCCCTTGATTTCCTGAAAAACACTATCCTGTCTAACAACTTTCTTGAACTTCTTAAGAGGGTCAAATAATCTCACTAATTATCATCTCCTTGTAATTTTTTAATTATGTAATCATAGCCTTCTCTTTGGTGTGGGAGGTTGCAGTCACTACAGTCCTTAGTGCCATCTTCTAAAATGGTGTAGTTGCCACCACAGTCATCTAATTCATATAAGGGGCAGAAGCAAAAAAGGCAACTAAACCCCTCTTCTGCTACCCCTTCATGGCAAGGTAAAAATTCACAGCTTTTATTCTGACAAAATTTGTAGTTATCCATACTTAAAGCATCCTTTTATATACTATATTGAACAAACACTAAATCCACATGATTTACATTCTTGACAGCCACCAGTATTGACTAGCTCACCTTTACAATCAGGGCAAATACCCTGTTCAATTAAATCAGCATCATTTAGCTCTACTTTATTCTCACTATTATCATCACCACTACTTAGTATTCCTGACCTTGCACAACCATCTCTATAGACTGTAATACCTTTTAAGTCTTTTTGCCAAGCATATTTGTAAACATCCTTAATCTCATCAACAGTTGTGCTATTATCTAAGTTAATGGTACTACTAATACTTGCATCTATGTACTTTTGCCACACTGACTGCATGTTAATTCTTTGCTTATAGTCTAAGTCGTGAGCAGTTACAAAAATTTCAGGTAGGTCATCTTTATTATAAACACTCATTTCTTCCATATACTCTTCAACAATAGGAGTAAACACTTCATACTCTACATCTTCATCATAGAGCGTTTGAGTAGTCCTTGTGTAGCTTAAGTCAAATATAGGCTCTATACCACCACTAATTCCTAGCATGCTTGAAATACTTCCTGTAGGAGCTATAGTAAGCAATTGAGAGTTCCTTAGCCCATATTTTTTAATCTTATCTATAGTTTCAGGTGTACCAACTGAATTTAAGTAATCACTTTTTAAAACATCCTCACTATATTCAGGGTATGTAGCCTGTTCTTTTGCTAATTCTGCTGATGTTTTTAGTGCAGTATTTGCCATTTTGCTAGCAATAGAATCGTTGATATCTAGTGATTCTTCACTACCATATTCAACATTTAACTTAATCAGCATATCTGCAATACCCATAACACCTAGTCCTATCTGCCTCCACTTATCTACACTATCTCTTTGTTCTTGCAGTGGATGGAGTGGCACACCTTCATCTAAGACCTCATTAAGGAATTTAACACCATCCTCAACAACCTCTTCAAACTTATCAAAGTTAAAGTAAGCCTCATCTGTAAATGGCTTCTCAACAAACTCTGAGAGGTTTAAGCTACTCAATAGACAACTACCACCAGCTGGTAATGGCTCTTCAGCGCAGTTATGTACAGTAGCACCCTCAACAACCCCCCAATGGGTTTTTGGCTCACTGAAATCAAATACCTCTTCTTTTTCTAACTTTTTAACACTTGTGACATATGGGGCTGTCTTTTGTATAAACCTTATTAGCTTATCTTCTTTATACTTCTGAACAAAACCAATTTCTTCTAAAAACCTAACTTTGTCATCATGTTGCCTAAGATTTAAGTCATAGCTCTGCTTGCAGGTACATTCACCATTGTCAAACTCAGCATTAGTTGGCTTGACAGTGGTTGTTATATAAGGACTAAACCCTTGCTTTTCTAAAAATTCATAAACTTCTTTAACAAGCCCTTTTGATGTTGATTTTAAGGTGACTCTTCCATTGTAAATAGAACCAATTACAGAACCATTAGCACTATATAAACCTCTTATGAAACTTAACTTACTAGTTTTATCCCAAACATTAAAGGTAGTTGGTAAGGTTCTTTTTGGTAAAGGTTTAGTTGAAAACCCAAGTGTGTCAATAATATCGTTAAACTCATTAATATAATAAGTATAATTATCACTATAAACATCATCTTCACTAACTCCAAACAGCTCTAATAAATCATTATCATTCTCCCCAATATGAACATCAATACCTTTATGCTCATCACTATTGACTCTTCCTAAGCTGGCATCACCTTGCATAAAGCCTAACTTTGTGAACTGGCTATTGTACATAGTGTTTTTGCCAACATATGGCATAGTTCTTTTACCTTTCATATATTGTGCCTCTACTTGTTTACCTTCATTTGTCATAAAGACATGGTCAGGAGTGCATTTTATAGACTTCTTGTTATAGAAATTAACTTCTACAATATCTTTAAACCCATTAGACCAAACATTTCCACTAGTCACTTTGCCATCTTTATTTACCACATTAACTCTAGTGTTCAGTTTGGCTAACTCATCAAACCTTTTGTAGCCATCTTGAGTTAATAGCTCCATATCACCTGTAAAACAGGGGTTAACTCCAGAATACTCAAACCCATCTTCCTCTGAAAGCAAATTATAGTTTTCAATATTATCCCAAAACAAAAATCCAGGTTCTGCCATATTCCAATTAGAATAAGCAATCTTATTAAATACCCTTCTTGCATTTACTTCTCTCTTTATCTCTTCACCAGTATCATCTACATAGAAATAAAGCTCATGCTCCTCATCATTTGCAACAGCTTCCATAAAATCATCAGTGATTTTTAGTGATATATTAGCCTTAGTTACTGCCTCAAGGTCATTCTTGATATCAATAAACTCTTCAATATCAGGATGGTTAATATCAAGGCTAATCATTAAGGCTCCACGCCTTCCACGCTGGCCTATGATGTTAGTAGTTAAGGAGTATAGTGGCATAAATGAAACTGCTCCACTAGTCTTTCTAGCACCATTATTAACTATAGAATCTTTAGGTCTTAAATTGCTGATGTCAACACCAGCTCCACCACCATATGAGAATGTTCTTGCTAATTTTTTAGATACATCAAAAATAGATTCAATGCTATCTTTAGGTGGAGTAATAACATAACAATTAGAATATGTAACCTTCTTACCACGCTTCTGTAGACCTCTATTGGCAAGGATTCTACCAGCTGGCATGAAGTATTGGTCTTTAATATGTTTTTTAACCTTATTATTTCCTTCAGTTATTCTATTTAAAAATTCATCTAGGCTTTCACCATCTATTCTATACTTTCTTTCAAAGATTGACATTGGTAACTCACCAGTAAGCCAACTCTCACTGCGCTTTTTAGCTCTTTCTTGACGATAAATTATGTATCTCTTAGCTGTTTTTATGTAGCTGAACAACATTAATTTCTCCTCTACAATATCTTGAATTTGCTCTACATTTGGTAGGTTAGTCTCACTAAAGTTATCAACTAATACTTCTTCAATAGAGTTTATTAATTCATTCATATCATCAATGCTCTCTTCAGTTTCCTGCTCTGCTGACCTAATTGCCTGTACTACCTTTTCCTTATCATACCTTACAATATCTCCATCTCTCTTTATTACATTCTCTAACATGTTATTGTCTATCATCTCCTTTTAAAATTTGTTGTAGTTCTAATAGCTTATCTTCCTCTTCATTGACAATTAAAGGGAAGCTAGTATTTTCTATGTCCTCAATTAAGTTAAAATACTTTGACTGCTGTTCTGTACTCAACTCATGTTGCTGGTAATATCTAAATGTAACATCAGCTTTATCTAAGAGCTTAATAACCTTAGTACATTCACTATCACCAACAAAGCCAACTACAGTAATCATTATTAGCCTCCTAGTCTAAAATAATATAACTTTGAGGGTCTATTTCAAGACCTCTATAGCTTCTACTATCTTTGCTATTATTGATAATTAAACTATACTTACCTCTCTTGGCATGGTAAATATCATTATCAACATGTATTAGCTGTAACTCTGCATCTTTTGAATCTTTCCTTACTTTGATTAACCTATCAATTTTATCTTTTAGGTCATACCTAAAGTAATCATTCCAAAACACAACTACTGGATTATCTTGAAAAAATATGTAAGCATATGCTAGCTCTTTATTGCTCATTATTGCATCTTCATTAATATCTCTACTTCCTCTTTCAATGTCATGGTTAGCAACAAAATTGACCTTTTTGCATGGACTAAAAGAATTACAGTTAGTTAAATTGACTATAGGATAGTCAGGATTCATACACATCTCTTTTAGCTTATAAAACAATGGGAAATTAAAAGTTGGTATATTTACTTGACTTTGAATACTCTGAAGCTTAACAGTGTCTCCACTCCAGTACTCCCCAACTATAAACTCATCTTCAAATTCATTGGTAAACTCATTAACAAAATCTAAATCCATATCTTTAAGGTTGTCAAGGCGAAAACTATCAAACCCTATATCCTCTTTAAGCCAGCTAGCCCATTGTATTAGGCCATCTTTCATATGTTCATCATCACTGTAGTAATCAATGGTTTCCCCAAAATCACTCACATCTTCATCACCAGACTTAAAGTGCTTATAGTTTTTAGGGAACTTAGGTTCATCAAACTTAGTATATGTACGACAATCAGTATCAGGGTTATATTCTAGGTCTCCACCTAGCATATGCCCCATCACTAAATCTGCCATTACTCCAACATCTTCTTCATGGAAGCTGTTGATTAAGTTAGTTAAGGACTCCTTGTCCCCAAAGCGAGAGTTAAGGTTATAATGCTCCATTACATCATAACCCATTGACCCTTCTCCATTCATACCCTTTGAGGGTGGTGGGAGCCAAACTGTGTCAAACCCCTTATCAGCTATACCTTTTGATATGGAGTCTAAATGCCCCCACCAATCTTTCAGGCAGTCCCAGTGGAACGCCTGTAATATTATCATTTTTATTTACTCCTTATATGGTAAGTCAGTAATGTTTTCAGTCTCTTCATAGAAGTACTTGCAACCTTCAAGCTGTGCAACTCTATCACTCTTATAAGAGAGTACATAAAAGCTTTTATCATTAATGTTGTCATAAAGTAAATCTGACTCAACTACTGCTTTTCTATTATGTACTCCACTTGTAATAGTGTCACCTTTATCAAGTTCTTCAACATCTTTTTTCTCAAGTTTAGTTACTTCTTCTTCTGCATATGTAGTAAATACTCTTCTATTGCACATATTACTTTTAGGAACTAATATAGCTAATTCATCACTATATGCATCAGGCTCATCAAGTACTGCTATTACCTCACCTATTGAGCCTGTAATGTTAATTTTTACTGTATCTCCCTCTTCTAATGAGTCCTCAAAAAACTCATCCATAATTTTATCTAAACCTACGCCAACTTCCTTACTATTACTGTGTTCTCTCATTATTTACACGCTCCCTTTAAAGTATACTCTGCTACACTTTTGTTGCCTTTTTTTACCCTATTAGTCTCAATGTCATGCCCCTCTTGCCTAAGCTTGTAGATGGTAGCTGATAACCTTAAAGCACCATGTTCAATAATAGCCTCATACTGTGTCAATGGTGTGCCAGTCTTTAAATGCCCTAGTACCTTTTCCTTAATAGTTTTACCCATAATACCCACTCCTTTTTTGATGTTTTTAAAATTTAAAATTATTCATAATAAACTTTTTCAATAGTCTCAGTTTTGCGCTCAACCACTTCAACTGTCATTTGGGTTGGCTGTCCCTCTTGCCTCTCTGTAGCTGGTGCCTGCCAATGAAATAATAAATACTCACCATCTACATCAAATACAACTTGCATATCATAAGACCAACGACCTCTGTACCCTGTTTCCTCTGACAACACTTCTTCTACTAAGCCTTCATCAAGTAATTCTTGTGCGCCTTCAACTTCTTCTTCAGCGAGTTGACTTATAGCTTGAAACAAAGATTCTTCAGGACAACCACAATAGTCACCAATTTTTGTTTCAACCTCTGCTTTTAAAATATTTATATCCATTACTTTACCACCCTTTCTTCAACTTCTTTATGTAGATACTCAACTAAAACCTCTTCATCAATTTTATTATCATACTTGATAGTAATTGTATTCTGAGGGTCGTCATCTAAGGAATTAACCTCACAATGTTTCTTTAGCTGGCGCTCTTTTTCTCTTTCCTCTAGCTCTTGTAATCTTTCTTGTAACCTTTCAACTTTTTGGGATAGATTAGTATTTTCATCATCTACCATATGAAGCTTGTACCCTATCTCTGATATTTTCATTTCTAAGTTTTTTATCTTCTCACTACCTTGCCCTACTAGGCCTTGTTTCCTTATTATATATAACTCTTCATCTATTTGGTGAACAATATCTTTTAATCCCTCAAAATCACTGCTATTTACACCACTACCAAAAATACTCACTCAAATACCCCCAATTATTTATTACATTAACCATTCAAGGTTCCATCCTTTTCCCTGTCTAGGAAGTTCTATTGCTAACTCTCTAAACATATCCAATGGAATACTTTTTCTATCAATAGTTTGCTCTATCTCTAAGAACTCACCTATCCTAAAGGCAAAACATTGCCCCTTTTTATTGTCAACCCATCTGAAGTTGACCATTACATAGGCTTTACTATTATCTCCTATCTGCTCAAACTCTTTTAGTCCTTCCCTTTGAACATCACTTAACCTGCTGAATGGAAAGCTCTTTGGATTTCCACTCTTTCTACCCCTAAGCAACTTCGCTTCAATTCCAATACTTTGCTTATTAGTTAAGAGTAGGTAATCAAAGGGACTGCTTGAACCTGCATACATTTGAACATCTCTAAACCTCCTGCTCCAAATGTCCTGTTCTTCAGCAGACTTCTTAATATCTTGTTCAAGTAAATTTGCCAATAATTCTTTCCTCCTCTGTCAAGTATTATTATACAAAATATAATGTATTCTGTCAAACTATACTAAGAATTATTTCAAAAAAAAAATTTTAAATGTTATTAAACATAGCTATTAAAAACCCTATAATAAATACTCCAATGTAGAATCCACCTACAAGAAGTGTTGGAAGTAAAACAAAAATCCAGCCCCAATCAATAACTCCAGCTATCTTAAGCCCTATGAACATTACCTGCAATAATCCTGTGCAACCTAGCTCCATTACTTAATCACTCCTTACTTTCATTTCCCCTGTAGCTTTTTTGACCCTCTCTACATTTGCATTACTAATCAAATCAGTAATAGCATCAATATAAGCTTCAGCCTTAACTTCACCTTTATCATGGTGCCAATCACCATAGTGCTTAGTTTTCATGCCATCAATAAATATCTCAACAGAGCAAAAATCCTTTATAAAATCTTCATCATCTTTCTGATAATGGGTAATTTTTTTAACCTTCATTATGATTAGCCCTCCTTAAATAACTTCTAACCACAAGGTCTAAATAAACATACCAATTATCAACAAACAAGAGGTTCCTATCATCTATTAATACATCATAAAGTATTTTGCGAGATTCTTTGTAGTTATATTTTTCCCACTCATCCTCTGTTAAAGCATCATTAGAATTAATAGCATCAACCTCTATATCATAAACATCTAACCATGTCTTTATTGGTTCAAGGTTGCTTCTGCAAGTCCAAATAACAGTTCTAATTCCAATATAATTAAACAACTTTAAAGCTGTAACAGCCATAGGCTTAGGTTCACCAATCTGTGGGTAATTTGAATTAACTATAGTATTGTCAAAATCTACAGCAACTACCATACCACTTTCTGAGGCAAAGTCTTTAACTAATTCAGGTTCAAACTTATCAAATCCCCAACCTTCTTGATTCTTTATATCATCCCTTATGTATGATGTAATACTTCTTTTGTCTATGTCAATCTTTCTTGACAAATTTGATGCACTGTAATCTACATAAGTTTTACCTTCAGGAGATTTAGCAATGAAGTAAGTTTGCTCCCCTCTTTTTAATTTAAAGTTTGCATCTCTAGGTAGCCATATACATGTATCTTTTGAGTATATTTTTGAGCCTTTGCTGGTTTGCAGTAAATCTTTATCAATCTGTAGCTGACCATCCATAAATTTATCTAAATCCCAACCAAAAATTTCTTTAGCATCTTCTCTAAAATTAGCATAACACTTCCATCTATCACTAACCTCAACATCTTTATCACCATACGACCTATAACTTATATCCCCAACATTATAACACCTAGAAATAATTGAGTGCCAAGTGTCATAAAGTTTCATATTTTTTACTTTTCCCATATCTCCTAAACACCCAACTCCATAAACTGTTTTTGTGTATTTATCACGAACCTTACCAGCTTTTAAGTTGTTCTTGTAGCAGACAGTTTCATAACCTGTCTTTAAAAACTCAACTCTATACTTTTCTTTTCCAACTTTTTATTTTACTTTAAATTTATCAAAGTTATTGCTTTCAAAGGTTTTGCCTATCAATTTATCTGTTCTATCTTTTACAGTACCTTTTTTGACAGAATCTCTTCTTGCACTATAACAATATCCTGTATCTAAAAATCTTATATTATAATACTTAATGCCATGCTTATTTTTTCTATCTATACTTAAAACTTTATAATCATTCCCACTCTTAGAGGTTTTTATTTTATCAGTTAAGTCATCTCCTATAATAAATCACTCCTATCATAAAGTTCTTCATCAAAATAAATCTCATTAATATCTTTTTCTAAAAGCTTGTGATATTCATCTTCCAGCTGGGCGTATGTATGTCTAGCATGCTCAACTTCTCCCCTTTTCTCTAAGAGATAGTCTTTAACTATTTGCTTCTTCTCATCATCAAGCGCATGCCTAACATCACTCATAACTGTTCTTGCTCTTACCATTAATACCACTCCTTAAAGTTTATTAATATTTTTGTCAACAACATCTGAAGGTAATAGCTTTAAAACCTTTTCAGCAACCATCTCAGTCCTCTGTACATCTCTTCTGCAGTGGGTGATTACATCATCAAGCTTACCTTGTTCAATAAGCTCTTTAGTTTTAGCCCCATCTATGTACTCCTCTTGCTGGTAAGGGTCAAAGAAAAACTGGTAAACAGATTGTAAATCATTAGAGGAGATTGTTTTGTCCTCTTCATAATCTAACCAGTCAACATTTTTCATTTTAGTTAGTTTTTTATATGTTTTAGGTTTTGTGGTATACTCAACATCATTTGCTTTTGCTAACTTTTTAACATCAGACGCTCTCAATCTTGACTTTGGCACAGGCTCAGTAACATTGGTGCTAGTATTAAAATACCTCTTTACGAGTGGGTAAATATCAATGTGATGTAAACCATCCATTGACCATTGTATCCCCTTTAAGCCTGCCTTAGTGCGCAAGAATGGGAAATCAAATCCTCCCTGATAATTCTCACCATTGTAGGTAACCACCAAAGTATCCCATCTACTAAGCTGTGACATAAAATTCATTAACCCTTGAAGGGTAGTATTAATCTCATTAGCATTTCTTTTCCTTGTCACACTGCAAACAAAGTCATTGTCAATTGCTGATAGGCCAGTAGTTTCAATATCAAAAGTCGTTAAATTCCACCTTCCAAAACTCATCCTATCTCCCCTTTTCCTCTTACTATTATTATACACAAATCGTTATCTTTTTTCAACCATTATTTTACACTTATTACAATTTATCTCTATTCTTGTAACATTTATCAAAAATACTTTTATCTTCAATATCAGCAATGTCTTTGTATTCTTCAGGCAATTCTATTACTTCAACATTCATCAATGCCAGTATCTTTTTAATAGCCTTGTTTCTACCATTCACACCTTCTTCATCTGAATCAAAGCATAGCACAGCAGTGCTTCCCAACTGTCTAAGTATCCATTTTCTCTCACCTAAGTCATTATTACCTAGAGCTACAGCATTTTTATAACCCCATTGAGCCAACCTCAGTACAGATTTTTCATCCTCAACAACAATCACTTCATTAGTATCTAGCTGGCTAACTCTATGTGCATTATAAAATGTCTTTGCTTTACTGCCACCTTTTTTAGTTTTATACTTAGCATCATGCTCATCAGTAACATCTCTCCCAGCTACAGCAACTAAATCACCATCAATATTACGCCAAGCAAATATTACTCTGTTGTGGAGGTCGTCAAAAGGGTCAGCACTATATCCCACATCATATTCTTCCAGTATTTCCTGCGAGAAGCCTTTGTCTAGCAGGTATTGGTGAGTATACTGTGAATACTCCTCAACAAGATTTTCATTAATGGTTTGATTATCTTCTTTGTCAACTAACTCTAGCAATGATTCTTGAGTTTTGGTTTGGCTATCAAAAACTATTTTCTGATTACTAAAACTTTCTCCAGTGATTATCTCTACTGCTTCTTTAAAGGTCACACCCTCATATTCTCTAACAAAGTCTATGGTGTCACCACTTGCACCACAACCCTGACAATGATAAACATTCTTGTCAGTATTGATAAAGAGGGAGGGGTCATTGTCGTCATGAAAGGGACAAACAGCCTTATACTCATCCCCCATTGCCCTTTCTATATCTATGTATTGCTCAATCACTCCCTCAATTGCTATATCATTCTTTATTTCACTGACCTTCATAGTTACACTCTGTCATTTACTTCAGGGTTTTTAGCAACATAGACTTTACTATTGAACTTAATTACCACTACATCACCTGAACGAACAGTCATGTCTCCATCATGCTCATATGCCCTTGAGACCATACCATCAATCTCTTCATCACTAAGCTCAACACCAGTAACTGGTTTGAAATTATCAGGATACACATCCACAGCCTCAACCTCTGGTACTTTGTACATGTTATCATCAGGGCTATTAATAAGGGATACTACATAATCATCTCCTTTATTATATTCTAACTTTGCATATGAACCTACTAGTTTTTTCCTAACATATGGTAAACAACTATCAACATCCTTAACCAAAACAACTCCCATATATTATTCACTCCTCTTAGTATTATTTCACATCTATTGTTCTACAAATAATAATCTTTCTTGGTCTAAATTCATCTCAATACATTCTCCATTGTTAGTGAAGTCATGCTCACTACCATGTCTATTTTTCTTGATTACAAAAGCATAGTCACCCATCAATAAGTGTTCTTCTCTCTCTTCATTAGAGATTTTCTTTAAGATAGCATAAGCTGTTGAATGTCTCTCAATATCCTGTGATTCTGCAGAGAACATTTCCTGATATGTCTTTGCCTGACTAGCTGTTGCCACCCAAATACCTAGTGGGTCAGCGATATCTTCCTTCATTCTATTAACAACATCACCTAACCAGTGGCGTAAAGCTTCATCACTGCCACCAAAGGCAGAACTACGCTTAACATAGTCCCAAACAAATCCTTGAATATCATATTTATTTTTGTAGTATCTAGCTCTACGAACAAGTTTATCTGCTGAGTATCCTCTAATTAAGTCTATGTAGATGGGGGATTCTTCAAGGGTTTTTACTGCATCAAGTACTCTCTTCCTCATCTTTTCATTACCCTTCTTGTTATAAATACCATTCTCTATGTAGTTTGGTGGTAGGCCAGCTATCTCAGCTACCATTCTGTCTCTCTGCTCATGTTTAGGCATCTCATTAGCTCCCCAATATACTGGTTTACCATCATCAACACCAACTTTTTTAACTATATTCTTCAGCATGATTGATTTACCCACACCAGTTTGAGCATTGATTATAAGGACACTACCATCTCTTAATAGCCCCTGTGAAAAGGTATCAACTTGTGGGTATGGTGAAGGCTGACCAGTAAATCCTTTATTGTTGACTTCTCTGCTTAGGTACTCATCCCTCATACCTTCAGCAATATGCTCTGCTTGGTGAGTTTGATTAGTATACTCATCAGTAACCTCAAGTGTTGTCCTCTCAGCAAGGCCTAATACTTCCTCTAAGCTCATCTTTTGATAATCCTGAATAAATTTATCCTTGAGATTATCATTCCTTGCTATCAAATCATTAATAGCAACATCTTTCTGAAGGTCTTTTATGTACATATCTATACTACTAGGGTCAACATCAAGCTTCTTAAGTGTTCTTATGTATTTTGATATTGCCTGTTCAGCATTATCATTCTTGTCACCTAACTCTTCCTCAAAAATTTCTCTAACATTATGGAATTTATCTATATAATTAATAAGTGTTACTTCATCAAACCTACCATGCTCCATATCTTTCTTTCTTGCTATGTAGTCCAGTATCTCAAACAATGACCTGTTGTACTCAACATCAGTGTACTTGTCAAAATCCTCTTCAGTTAATTCAACCTGATAAATAAGTGGTGGATTCTGAGCAATACAAGCTAAGATGCTTTGTTCAATAATCTTAGTGTCTATTATCTCATCCTGCACAAACATCCCTCCTATTAAACTGTTTTTCCTTTTGAATATAAGATATATGATGTATTAATTGTAAAAAGGAGCATCAGATTTCTGTTAGATAATTTTCCAGAACCATCTAAGTGAAGCTCACAAAAACTATTTATCATAGAGGCATACTTCTTTTTGTCGAGCCTTCTTAGTTTATATGTTTTTTTAAACTGCAAGAAAAGCTCTATAATTTCTTGCTCATATAACCCTCTTTCTAGTAATAGAGAAATAATATCTTTATTGAAGCTTTGACATGTTGCAGTTATGTCTATATCAGCCTTAAGATACAAGTCTAAAAGAGTTTTATCTAAGCCTCTTACAACACTTGCTACCATCTCACTAGAGGTAGTTCTGTGTCCTAGCTCACCAAAATAACCTCTTAAAATATCAATATAGTCATGTGTTAAGCTTCTTGTAGTGGTCATCATATTTTACTCCCCTTCCTGTTTTGTTCCATTAATTTTGAGTGATAAGTAATTCTTCCCAGCACTTCCATAACATATTTTCTCCATCTCTCTTTATTTTCATCAACTGAAGGGTTGTTATAAGACATAATTGCAGTAAATCTATCCTTCTTTTGTTGTAGCTGGTGGTAGTAATAGTACACAGCAAGCTTAGCCTGAGTATTAGTATCTTCTGCAAGTAAATCTCTGTCGTATTTCCAGCCTCTGCTGTTAGCAATTCCTTTTGCTGTATTCCACTGCATAGAGAATACACCAAATGATGTACCATTATCTATATAATTATTATAATTGACAAAACCAGTCTCCAACTCAACAATTGCAAAAATATCCTTAGCAACTCTCTTATAATGAACTTCAGGGTACATATAATTTAGTTTTTTGCTCCACTCAATAATAGAATCAACCCTTTTTTGTGCCTGTTTAAATGTCATAGCATCAGCTGTATCCAATTCAGGCCTATTTCTTACCCACTTATCATTGATAAACATTGCCCTCTTAATTCCAAACTCTCTAAAAGAAGCTGTTTGACCCACAACTGTAAATATCAACACAAGCAATGCTAATAGGGCTATAGTTAACGCTTCCTGTTTAGATAACATAATATACCTCCTTATAATTTAAAGGGAGAGAAAGGCCTGTTTTGGCCTTCCTATCCCAATATGTACTTACAGTAATTCTTCATATTCCTCTGACTCAATAATACCTTGGTAACTATCAATTTCCTCAATAGTTAACTCATTAACTTTTTCTTTGCCAAACTTCTTCTTCAGAATCTTTCTGCTTTCAGCTGGCTTAATGCCTGCATCTTTGATTTTAGAGATTAACTCTTTTTTCTTAGGCTTTTTGTCTTGCCTTTTGTAATAATCATCAATCATCTGCTGAGTTACACCTTGTTCTTCATTGTTTCTCTCAATGGCCTCATCAAAGGCTTCTTTTAGCTCATCAAAATCTAGGTCAATCTTATCTGTATTGAAGTCTAAGCGTGACCCTGCTTCCTGATGATTGGTAGGTCTAACAAAGAGCTTTCTCTGCCCTTCTTCATCAAAGTCAGCAAGTAAGAAGATGTCAGTCATATTCTTAAGGAACTTACCTGCTTTGCCACCTACATCTAAGTCAATCTTATTTTTCTCCCCACCTAAACCATCTTTCTCAGTGGTGGTTTTCATATGTGCTACAAAGATTACACCAAACCCATTTGATAAGAGTTTTCTAATGATACCTTCAACTTCATCATTGACGAACCCCCAACCCTTACCAAAATCTCCTATATCAGCTGGAGAATCAACATTATATTTCTTTTTGATATAATCCTTAGCCAAATCATATGGCACGCCAAATGGGTCGAATATGGCTGTTTTAAAGCCATATCCATCATTCTCAATAAACTCATTCACACCAGCCTTAAAAACTACCCATGCATGTTTATTTAACTCATTTGATTTCTTCATTACATCAAACTCATGTGTTAATAGTCCTGATGTAGATGGTTCAAACTTAAAGTGGTATGGTTTTGGAAAGTCATTTGCTAGTGTAGTCTTACCAACCTTATTTCTACCTGTTATTACCCAAATATACTCTTCCATCTTTTGCTTTGGGATGGAAGGTTCTAAATCAAGAATACCCATATATTTATCACTCCTATTTTTTTAATTTATAATATTATTTTACTACTCTTTGTTATACTTTACATTTAATAGCCAGATTCAAAATTGTTATCAAAGCCATCTTCAAACCCACCTAACTCATCAACATCAGCCTGCTCATGCACTGTACCAATAAAGCCAACTTCAAGCTCATTTAAGTTACCTTGAACGATATCATACTTGTTAGTGATTACCTCAGTGTTGATATCACAGCCAACTGTAATATTATCATACTGCTTAATCTTATCATCAAACTGTTCAGCGATATCACCATATGCTACTAAGTGGAATAGCTCTAAGTTATATAATCCATCCTTAGCCTCATCTAGTTTCTCAGCTAGCATGTAAAGCTTCTTGATATCAGTGGTATCCTCAATCTTTTCTTTTAACCTAATGATTTCTGCATCAACATCATCATTTGTATCTATGTAGTATTCAACTTCATTAAGTAAGACTTCCTGTCTAGTCATATCATCATTGTTCTCACCTTTTTCAACATCAAACTGGTCAAAAATACCAAGTGTGATTTCAGCTTTAGGGGTTTTTTCTTCAACTTCCTGACCTCTAACTTCTTTAACAAGGTTAATCTCTTTAGTTACTACATCTCCTGAAAGTCTTGCAGTAGCCATTTCTTCAGAAGTTTCAGAGACCTTATCAATACCATATACTTTATTTTTTCTCTTGCTAATCATTCTATTAGCAATTCTTCTCTGCCAATCTCCATTGAACTTACTTTCATCTAGCTCTCCACTGATGCGATACTTATCACCATCTACAAGGCTCTTAAGGGCATCCTTTACAATACTAAGTGGTTTACCATTATCTTTCTTTTCCCACATCTGCACAGTAATATTATTACCATCTGCATTGAGTCTAACTTTGCCAAGTGGGGTACCAATATCTGTATTGTACCCAATATCCTCAACTGTTCCTACTACCTTTGCACTATTCCCAAATCTACTATCCATTATTATCCTCTCCTTTAAATAATTTTATTAAAAGACTTATGTACAAGAACATTTATGTTAATCAGAGGGGAGGGTAGACCCCTCTGAAGGCTTAACTGAGAACCTCAATTGCTTCTAATAACTTCTCTTCTTCCTTATCTTCTATGTCCCCCCCAAATTTTCTCAGGGTCATTATACAAAACTCTTTGCATTGCTCAATTACTTTTGCTCCTAGTGACCTATTTTCTGATAGGCAATTACATTTATCATCTTCTTTTTCCACTACAGACCACTCCTTGTTGAGATTTTGTTGTATTTTTTATCATTTGTCCCCAATTTTACCCTGTCTAATATTATTATACAAGTGAGACACTAATTTTTCAACCAGATTTTGGGATTTTTTTTGAGAAATTTTTAATTAACTATTATTTTTGGTTTAATTTCCTTGCTCTGAGATGAGGGAACAGCTGTTTTTTACCTTCCACTCTGCTTTTTGCAAAGTCATCCAGTAATGTAAAGAAGTATCCAATATTAGCTCCTTTTTTAGCTGTCATCTCCAGTGCTTCAAAAACTAAGGTATTGTCAAAGTAATATCCAAAAGCTATCTCCATCTGTTTCAATGTTGGTAGCTGGCTAAATGTTTTATCAAACTCTTTTATAAATTCTACACCTAGCTCCTCAGAAATATATTTAGGCAAGTTATCCACAAGCTGTTTAATTTTAATTTCAAACTCCCCTAGTTCTTTTTCTTTTTCTTTAATTCTTGTTAATAAAGAACTATGGTTCTTCTTTGTGGGGATGTTTTGACACAGTGCGAATACATCCCCCTGCGAATCTCCACATGGGGAACTATTATCCCCCTGCGAGGATTCCTGTTGTGACAGTGTTCCATCCACTTTTTCATCTTTTTGGTCACATGGGGAACTATTATCCCCCTGTGATTTTGCCCCCTGTGGATAACTTTCAGGTGGAGACTCAATTTTACCCTGTGGATAACTTTCTTCTACATCATCTTCAGGGAATAAAGAGTAAAAAGAACTGGTAAAATTACCTAACTTTTTTTCAAGAATTTCATCCCTTGCTTTTTTGTTAACATCCTCTCCCTTTTTATTCCTTTTAACAGGGAGTCTTTCATATGCTAATTCTTTAGTCCATAGTTTTCTTTTGGTATAGATGTAACCTTTCTTCACCAAAAATGGGATTCCTTTCTTTTTTATATAGCCTTTACTATACCCTGTTTCTTTTGCAATGGTTTTTCTACTGACCCAGCAAGTGCCATCTGCATCCATATGAAGGGCAAGGCAGATAAATACTGAGAGAGAGCAACCCTTAAGCTCATTCAACTGTTGTTCTCTAAACAATGTATTAAGCTTAATATAAACATTCCTTGAGAACTCTTTATCTTGATTTAACCTGCCCTCTCTACCAAAGCTAACTGTAATATCTTTTTTCTCTGTCACTGGCATCACCTGCTTCCTTTTTTTAGCATCTCACTTGTTCTACATATTACTATATCAAGCACACTATAATTTATCAAGCATAACTAAGAATTTTTTTCAGTTTTTTCTTAATCTTTTTCATTCTCTTCCCAATTGCCTGATGTGTGATGCCTAGCCTTTTGCCAATCTCTTCATATGTGCATTGTTCATAGTAATAACATTCTAACACGAACAACTGTTCACTGTCAAGCTTATCCTTTAGGAAATCAACTACACTATTATTAAGAGCAGTGGCCTCTGTATCCTTATCTGATTCCACCTCTAATGTTTTATCATCCTCATACTCATAGTTCAAACTCAGACAATCATCAATAGCATCATTGCCTCTCTCTATGTAGTTAATCTTCCTAGATTCTAAAACATGCTTTAAATATGTATTAAATCTTGTTGACCTATTAGGATTATAATTATTGACACCAACTTCAATAGTCTTTAACATTAAATGTTGTAGTAGGTCATCATCTAAACCTCTCCTTGTTGTAGCAACCTGCTTGATAGTACCTATATTATTACTGATTATCTTATGCAACTCATCTCCATCACCTGCTTTGGCCTTCTCCCAATTAACCTCCTTTTTTTCACTGTCAAATCTGTAATTGGACAAAGAGAAAACTTTACTCATTTATTTTTTGCCCCCTCTTTTGATGCTATAATTATGATACCACATTTGACACAGTTTGTCAAGTAATATTATAAATCTAATTTATTTCCATTTTTTTCAAACAATACTTGACAATTTTTATAAGTTATACTATAATATAGTTAAGTTGAATGAATCATCACAACACTTCAACAAAGTTCTACAAAGTTTTAAAAGGAGATGATTAACAATGGCTATCCAAGAGAAGGTAGACCAAAGAAAATTAAATAAAGAGGAATTTGCCAAGCTAGTAGGTGAAAAGATTAAGTACTACAGAAATGAAAGTGGATTAACACTAAGAGGAATTGCTAGAAGAACTGAGTATACTGCAGGATATATAGGATTATTAGAAAAAGGTGAGGCAGTACCTAACAGTTATGTATTAGTCCAGCTAGCAGATGTAATGGGTATTCCTATTAATTACCTCTTAGGACAGGATGATATCAACCATGAAAAAAATAAGCTCCAAGACCCTGTATTAACTAATCCTAAAAATGAAGAGTATATTAATGTTATGAAGTACTTAATCTCTAAAGGAATTTCTCCTGAAAAAATCAAGCAAGCCATTGAGTTTGTAGAGGGAATGAATAACTAATGAATGTTAGTGGAGTAAAAAGAACAATGATGAATAAAAAGCCACCTGATTGATAAAGGGATATACTCTATTATGAGTATACCCCTTATTTTTTTATAAAACTCTTTTTATGTAAACCTGAAGGTTTTTGTATCCATTCCATTCATTGATTCCTAGAGTACCAATAATTCCACAATTAAGCTGATGAAATTTATCTGACATTCCAAAACCTATAGCATCAATACCATCTATACTTGCTGATAAATGCTCTCCTCTGCTTCCTACTAACTCTTTACTACCTATTTCTCCAGTGATTTCAAACTTTGGAGTAGGATTACCTCTACCAGTAGGATTAAATACTTTTAAGTCATTAATTAAACTTAAGTTAATATCATCAGTTTCAATCTCCATATCAGCTTGCACCTTTTTGTAGCTTATATCTTTAGTATAATCAAGCATGTATTCTTTAAAGTCATCAATATTATCTTGCCTAATGGATAGGCCACAAGCGAACTTATGCCCTCCAAAGTTTTCTAAGTATGTATCAGCTGTTTTAAGTGATTCATATATGTTTAATGGTCTTACTGAACGACCACTACCTTTACAATTACCATCCTCATCAGGCTCACCAATCACAATAACAGGTAGATTTAATTTTTCCTTGATATCTCCTGCTACTAGTCCAACTACACCAGCTGGAATGTCCTCTTGAACGATTATAATATTATCATGTTCATTTGTTTTCTTAAGCGCACTCTTAAGCGCTCTCTTAGATATCTCTTTCCTTCTCTCATTAATATTTCTAAGCTCTCTTGCAGTAGAACTAACATCTAGCTGGCCTGATAAATACTCAAAACCTTTTTGATTCTCACTCAATCTACCTTGAGCATTAATCAGTGGAGCTATTTGGTAACCAATCTTACCTGCAGTTATATCTCCTATCTTTTTATTCTGTACATTAGCCAGCTCTCTAAGTGGCTCCATAGGATTACTGTTAAATTTCTTTAGCCCTTCAGCAACTATAGCTCTGTTGTCGTCTCTTAGAGGCACCACATCAGCCACTGTAGCAAATGCTACAAGGTCTAATACCTCATAAAACTCTTCCTTGAGCAGGTGCCTTGCAACCATCCATGCTATACCTGCACCACAGTACTCAGTAAACTCTAAGTCACCACTCTCTACCTTTAAATCAACAAACTCAGTACCAATTGATTCTTCAGCTTCATGGTGGTCTATTACTATCACATCAATACCTTCTTCTTTTAATTGTTTTATGTATTCCCAATCACTAATACCACAGTCAACTGTGATAACTAAATCTTTACCTTGTTCTAATATGTAATCAACTACCCTCTGAGAAAGGCCATAACCATCCTTAAACCTACTGCTAATCATACCCTCTACATTATCTGCCCCTAACTTTTCAAGCATCTTATAGAGGATTGTCGCACCTGATGTACCATCTACATCATAATCACCATAGACAAGAATCTGGCTTTGGTATTCTAGATGCTGAGAAATTATCGCCTCTATTCTATCAATATTTGGTATATTATTAGTGTCCTGTAGGTTATCTATGCTAGGGTGAAGAAAATTTCTAAGCTCAGAATAAGAAGAAGCAAGCCCTCTTTTTTCTAAGAGCTTACTTATTATTTCATCAAACCCAAAATCATCTAAGACTTCTTGTTCTTTCATTTTACTAATACCATCCCTTCCTTATTTGCAAAAATCCAATATTTGAAAATAACTAAATAATCAAAGCGTTTTCTACTCTCTCCATATCTTCACCTAAAATGGTAACAATACTCATTGTCTTATTGTTCATTGTAAAAATTAATGAACCAATACCACTCTTAAAACATAGATAGCCATCAGTAAACCTATTTAACTTTATAGTTTTATATTTATCATGGAGAAGATAGGCCAGCTGGTCAGTAGATATATCTCTGTCATCCAGCCTATCCTCAGCATGGTCAGTTAACTTAACATGAATATCATTAATCTGCATTGCGATTACCTCCTTCTAAAAACTTAACGAATTAACCTGCTTCTTCTTCTTCTTACTATCAACATGAGTATAAATCTGTGTAGTAGCAAGGTCAGAATGTCCTAGTATCTCCTGTAAAGCCTTGATATCTTTAGTCTTTTTATAGAACAGAGTACTGAAAGTATGTCTAAGCTTATGTGGGGTAATTCTCTTATTAATATTAGCTTGATTAACATAAGCTTTAACCAGCCTCTGTACAGTCCTCTTACTCACAGCATTTCCCCTATTAGACAAGAATACAGGCTCTTTATCTTTCTTGTAGCAGGTACCTCTTTCATTATTAATGTAATCAACCAAGTATTCCTTAGCCTTATCATGTAGTGGGACAACTCTGTCCTTATTGCCCTTACCTTTTTCAACATCAATAACACCATTACTAAAGTCTATGTTATCAAGGTCTAAACTACATACCTCACTTACTCTCAATCCTGAGAAGGTCATTAAATAAACAATGGCTTTGTTCCTCTTAGGAGACCTGCTGTCATCACCATCAACAGCCTTAAAGAATTGCTTAAGCTCATGCTCATCCATATACACTGGCTTCTTATTGCTTCTCTCTTTAACTTTTTCTAAACCTGTAGCTGGAGAAGTTAGAATTTTGTCCTTATCTTCAAGGTAGCTGTAGTATTTTTTAATAGAGTACATCTTCCTGTTTCTTGTGGATGATGCATTGTTTTGATTAACATAATTTAAAAACTCATTAATCTCCTTTGCAGAATAGCTCTCGTATTCTGCATCACTGCTGTTATGAAAGTTTATAAACTGCTTAATATCATTAGAATAATTCTCTGCAGTCAACTCACTATGTCCCCTCTCAGTAATAAGATAATCTTTGAAATTCTGAATAGTCTTAGAAAATTTCATTGTTTATTACCTCCTCTTCATTTGTTAAGTTTATTATACCATCCATAATATTACTTGTCAAGGATTTTTTATAATAATTTACATTTGTAATACATTAGAAAAATATTTCAGCTGTTCTTTAATTTCCTGAGATTGTCTATCAAATAATTTATAGGGTTTTAGTACACCAACAATCTTACCATCATCAATGATTGTTAGTACCTCACTGTTCTCTTTGTATCCAAATTCCTTGTTCTCAAATATCTTAAGATAGTTACTATTAATACAACCAAACCTATTACCTGCAATAAATAATGGATTACCCTTAAAGGATATTTCAGTAACAGTAGCTGAGTTATCACTGCTTGCAGGTGTACCAAGCGTTTCTGCAGTAGGATTATATTCATTCTCCTCTGCATCATACTTAATAGCATCACCTATCTGTAGAGTAGGAGCCTCAGCTCTTTTTTTATACCCACTCCATTTGTTAATGAATGTCTTATATCCTTCTAAGTCTAGCTTAAGCATCAGGATTAAGTCACTCACTAAGAACTCATCATCAGCAGGGCGTTCAATCCACAGCCTGCCAGTCTTATTAAAAGCTTGTGCAATCTTTTTGTGCTTCATTTTTTTCCCTCCTCTACTATTATTATACACATCTAAGCTAATTTTTTAAACCAATAATTGAATTAAATTTTATTTTTTCTTTGAGATAGTTAATCATCTTATCATCAGGGTAGTTTTTATCATAATATTCCAGCATATTCTCTACCTCACCAGCTGTTACTTGAGCTAAGAATTGATTAGCCCTCTGCTTAAATTGCTCTACTTCAAAATCATTATGTTCTTTGTCACCCTGAAATTTAAACTTCTTTTCACATAGATTAAACCTCCAATAAAATAGAAGTGTATCAATTGCATCATAAAAGCTAACAGTATTGATATTGGTACCCTCATCTGCATAGACTTCTTCAAGGCTAAAGTCAGTTCTTTTTACCTGTGGAGAGTTTTTAAATCTTATAAGCTTACTTCTCCATCTACTTTGCATTATTTATCATCCCCTTCTATAGTTAAGTTATAGTCAACTTCATCCCTAATACCTTCTATTTCAGTAATCTCCCCATCTCTCTCCTCAACTTCCTTGGTATCAATGTCACCTAATTCAAAAGATGCTGTCACCTCTGCATCATAACCACCATTATCATTTTTGGTTAACTTAATATCCATTATTATTATCTCCTTTTATTTATCATACTCATTTAATCCTAAGCTAACATCCTCCAGTTTTTGAAGCAGGCCAAAATACTCTTTTGTGTCAAGTTCTTTATTATTGAATTGTTCAGTAGCACAATTACCTATAGTTTCAAATGCATTATAAACACTCATTTCAGCAAATATATCTTTAATCTGCCCCTTATCATCTTCATAAAACTCACAGGCCAGACTCCACCCTTCCTCAATTATGCTCTTAGCCTCAGCATAAGATATATCATACTTTTGTGCATATTCTTTAGCCTTACCCTTTCTTATCTCTTTAAAGGTAGCCTCTAACTCTTTAACTTTATTAGGTTTCTTCATTATATCTCCTCCTATAATATATTTTTTATTCCATATACCTATCTAGTCCATCTATCTTAATTATAGCTTGCCAGCTGACATACCATTCATAGAGTTCCTTCTCATTACTGACTAAATACTGGCCTTCAGTGGAACCAACATCAAGCAGGTCATAGCTTCTACCTATCTTCCCATAGAATAAGCTTCCCACCTTATCTACCTTATGGTAGATATGGTCATAAAACTCATCTCTGTCTAGGTCTTTTGGTAGCTGGTCACCTAATGTATCATCCAAAAACTCTGCCCCATCATTGTAATATTTCATGTTAACTTCCTTCATTATTTATTACCTCCTCTAGTTAGTCCCATAATTGAACGCCTAACTCTAATAGCTTGCTCAGTCCTCTCTAGTAAATCAGCTATCTTCTTGTCCTCAACTCCTTGATTATATAGAAACTCAAGTAATCTCATATCCTTGCTAGTCCAAATAAACATGTTCCTACTATCAGTAAACTTACTATCAGCATCAAACTTAATAGCATAACCTGTCGTATTACTGAAGATTACTGTTAAGTCATCAACTGTTTTTAAATCCTCTAAATACCTAAACACAGTTCTCCTGCAAACACCTAAGTATTCAGCTATCTCCTCAGCAGTCAGTGCAAGGTTGTTATTGATATAATCTATCATCCTTAACAACCTTACAAACTTTTTCTCTAAGCGTTTATCCTTCATAGCCATACACAGTCTTGTAGCTTACCCCCTCTTCAATATCTTTTAAGCAATCACCATCTGATTTATATATTTGACCTATTGAGTGATATTGGTGTTTGTCCTTGCTAGATTGCATATAGATTGTCCAAAAACGACCTGTATATTGCCCCTTAACTTCAGACTCTAATACATAACTTTTTTCATCTTCACCCCAATTGATGAGCTTGTACACCTTGCCATCAATAGTTTTTGTGTTATCATATCCCCCCATATAGAAGTCAGGGTCATCAATGATATCTACCTCTGCTATCACATACTTAGGCTGTTCACCTTCAAAATGGAAGTCCCTCTTGTAATCACTAATGTCAGCATCCTTAACATAATCAAACAGGTTATCAAATAATTTCATTTTATTACCTCCTAAGTTTTTTTGGTCACTCTGCTTTTAGACTGTTGCTGTTTTAGATATGGAGAATATTCTTTCTGAGCAAGAAGTTAACTGCACCTCTTACACTATCAAAGTCAACTTCTTTTTTCTTTTCTCCATTTACATACTTATTATAATACACTTTGTCACTACCTACAATTTTTACCTCAAGTACTTTGTCATGCCCCCTGTTGTCATTATACTCAAACCTATACTGCTTATTGTTCATCAGCTCCTCCATTATTTGTTTTGCTTTAATCTTTTGATACTGACTCTTATAGTCACTGAGCTGTCCATACTCCATATGAGTAGTGAAGTCCCTCATCTTATCTATGTCATCATCATCCCACATCCTGTTGCCACCATCAGTCCACTTAGGCTCAGGAACTAGCCTGCCCATACCAACCTCTTTACCTTTTCTACTTAATACATCCCATTTATGAACAGTCAGTTTAGTAACACCTACAAGCTCTGCTGTTTCATTTATAGTATAATACCTTCTACCATCTATTACTTTCATTATTTATTACCTCCCTTTCATTCTACTTGTTATAATAACATATCCAGTATAATATGTCAACCTTTAATTTGGATTAATTACCTCTGTTATTAGAGTGTTGCTGTTAAGCAAAATCAAGGTTATTAAATAGCTTTTGTGCTTGCTCCATTGATATCATATCACCAGCATGCTCCATTAGGCCATTGCTTTCAAACTCATTGCCATAAAAACCAAAGCAGGAGTCAATTAACTCCTTTTCTGTATGTCCACAATGCTCACAGGCCTCTTTTTTAAAGAGTTCAAACCCATATACTTTACCCTGAAGGTAATTGTTATAAGTTTTAACTTCTCCTTTTAACATTTTTCTAGTAAGCTCCAAAGTATCCTCTGTTATTTCATCTGTCATAAACCATTCTTTAATATCTTCATAAGTAGCATAGATAAACCCAATCTCTCCTGAATCCCACTCAGCATGATGTGCTCTGCCTACAAATGATTTAGTATCCATTGCTAGCTGGGAATGGTCATAGAGGTATAGAGGCAGAATAACAGCTTTCTCAGGCTCTTCTACCTGATGTTCTATTTCCCCTTGCCAACTACCTTCTTTACCTGTAGCCTGTGCATCCCCTAAGTCATATCTTTTATGCTCACACACCATTGTTCCTAAGTTATCCCACTCTCTAGGGGTTTTAGCATGCTCATCATTATATATCTCCAGCATTAAATCCTCTGTCTTTGCTTTATATACTTTTCTCATTATTTATAACCTCCTCAAGGTTTTTAATTCCAGTAACTGCTTTCACCTGACAACAAAGCTGATATCAGGTACATTATATCATATAAATTTTGCATCTGATATCAGCCCCTCTCTGTTTTACTCTTCTTCTTTATCATGCCATTGAAGGCCTCTTGCTTCATAAAGTGGTGTCCAGTGATGGGAATAAAAGTCATAATCAGCACCATCAATACCAAAGTATAGAGTGCCTGTTTCAATAAATTCATATACCCTGAACCCACACTGCTTCATGATATCAATGTTTTCTCTAGCCCATTCCTCATCGAACCCTGAACCAAATGTCCACAGCGTACCCCACATAGGGAGGAATGAATCAGGCTCATCATAAAGGTCATCAATGTCAACCTCAACCTCCCCTTCTACTATTGCCTTATCTCCACTAACCTCCATTACTTCAACCTTGCGCTGAAGCTCATTGCTCCAAACATAATCTCCTTCTACAATAACACTTCTAGTTAACTCATAAAATGAATCAATATTATTTTTAAGCACACTCTCAATCAAACTGTATTCTACTGCATCAAACCCATTTGCCCACTCTCTAACTGCATCTTTTTTATCCAAAGTTATAACCTCCTCAAGGTTAATGTCTTATTAACTTCACTATAATTATTATAACATAATCACTATACCATGTCAAACATTAATTAACATGTTTTTGATATGATTCTTCAGGAATAAAAATCTTTCTTGCTAAGATAACATCCTGATTAGTAGGCTTCCTTCTATCTCCAGCCACATAGCACTCAACAATAACTCTGTCCTTCTCTGTCCTGAAGTTATCTAAGTAGTCCTCAGTCTGCTCTTTAGTAGGCAGTACATGGATGCCTGTTACATAGTATCTATCATTACCACCATCTCTACCCCACCTAATCTCTGCCTCATACCATCTATTAGGGAGCAGTGTTCTGTTCCTGTTAATCCCCTTAAATAAATTTTTAAGTTTATCATCTTTCCTTAACATTATTTTATATGCTTTTTGAATCATATGTATTTACCTCCTCTGTCGTATTTGAAGGCCACACTGTTAGGAGCTTATAACCCCTAACAGTAAGGAGCTGACACATCTATATAGCAAGGAGCTGATTTCTCACTACTTTGTGGCCTTATTACCTTCACTAATTATATTGTATCAAGCATGGTATAGTTTGTCAAGTCATATATGGAATTTATTAAAATTATTTTATTCTCTTCTCTCAAACTGTAACCTGAAGTCACCTTCAAAGATAAACATAATATACACATCATCATTATTGATGTTTAAGTTTTCATTTAAGTATTCACTTGCTACATCTACAAGTCTATTGCTCCAGTAAATGTGCTCTTCAAGCTGTTCATGATATCTATCCTCATCCACTTTAAACCCAAACATCTCTAAGGCCTCTTTGACTAAGTACTGCCCTGCTCTGTCAGGCACTAGTATATCAATAACACCTACTTTTCTATCATCAATATCAGGGTAGATTTCCAAATCATTTTCTGCTCTGTTATTTACTTCTTCTTCAACACTTTCCCAATAAAAATTATCATCTAAGTGATTCTTTACCTGCTTGTCAAACTCTTCCTTAGTTAACTCTGTTACATCTGTCATATTATTTTTACCTCCTCAATTTTTTATCTTCACTATTAATAGTATAACAAATACATAACATGTTGTCAAGTAATATATCAAATTTATTCCAAAAACAACAATGGAATCCAGCACACCACAACAACAATAAAGAATGTTAAGCTGTCTGTCATTGACAAGCTTGTCAGTCCACCTATAGCAAGCAATAAGAACATGTTAATGTAATAAGTCATGTAATCCCCCTCCTTCGATAGAGGCCACTCTCAGGCCTCTTAGAAGCTTTGATAATATCTCTCTCCTTCATGTACTCTACATCTAGTTTTTATCCCCAATACGCTTTGACATAATCTTTAAACACCTTATTTGCATCTTTCCTTGTTGTAACTTTAGTCTTATACTTGCTAATCTCTGCAATAGCCTCTTTGCTCTCATTATCCTCATAAACCCTTATCTCAGCCACCGTCAATGAGTTTTCTTCTTCATATATTTGATATACTTCCTCAACCTCTATGTCAGTATTGTTTAATAAGTGTTGGCGTACAATCTCTGTTAATCTTTGCATATTTTATTACCTCCTATAGTTTTCCTTTTGAAGATTTGGGTAAAAAGGTTTAGCTTTATTGAATGTTAGCTTGTCCCCATGAGTTTTAACAAACTCATCTGAGCCAACACCCATGTAAACTGCCTTCATACCAAATGCATCCTGAGTTAATACAAACTTAATTATACCTCTATCCTCAGTCCCTTTAGGTGCTAGTGGGCTGTCACTATCAATAACTTTATTCATATTTATTACCTCCTTAATTGATTCTAAACTTAGTATAACACAACCAGTACATGTTGTCAAACAATATATCAAATTATTTTAAAAATACAAGTGACTGTAAAACTCTATCTCATGCTTGTTACCTTCAACATCTACAAACCATACCTGTTCACTCCCAACATCTATTTCTATTTCCTCACCTTCAAAATCAAACTCAACATCTCCACCACCACGAAAATTATAACCTGCATTTTCTGAACAAGCAGTGCCTACTCCATCTATATTAGCACTAACATCCCTAAGACCCATTAAGAAGTAGTCAAATGCAGGGAGCTTAAAGATAACAGGCTTAGTATACCCTCCACGAATGTCGCATCCATTGTGGATGGACAAGATGATATACTCTGCATCATAGAAATCATCATCATATGGTATAACAAACTGTATATTTTGGTCAAGTACACATTCTTGATTATAAGTATTGCGCACTAACTTATTATCTGCCAGCTGGTCAGCAAATGTCTCCATATCTGCTAAGTATGAATCCTCTGAATGTTCCATATACTGCTCAAACTTTTTGTTCATTTTTTCAGCATCCTCATCAAACTCTAGCATGTTGGTCAGGTAATGATAGACAGGTACATGAAATAGTAACTCATCCTCAAAGTAATCTATCTTTATCTCAGGCTCATCCTCAAAGTCTTTACCTTGATTCTCCTCCCAATGTCTACCATATACACTGCCTGAATCTAAAAAGTGACTGCCTGTGTTTTTTGTTAGCATATCCTTTACAGTATCCTTAATATCCATCATAATTTTTACCTCCTAATTTTTTTGGTCAACTTAACTTCACTAATAATAGTATAACAGTTATGTAATATCATGTCAAGGGTAAATTCAAATTTATTTTACCCTTGACAAAATCTTTGTTAGAGCAGGCTGTTTAAGTAATCACCTAAACCTATTTCTTGAATCTTATTATTGCGCTCAAAATCAATCTCATAGTTATTGAGCTGTTCAGGCTCATTTGCTTCAGATTCTAACCAATTCTCCATTACTTGTTTTTGGTGATAGCCTCTACCTTTCTCCAGCTTTTCTCTAATCTTTTTTCTAATTTTTTCTCTTGCAGATGGATAATTATCAACGACACAATCTGTTAATACATCACCTTTATTATCCCTTGCAATGTAGCGCTTATATTTATCAGGCTTTAGCTGGCCAGCATCAACTATCTTATAGAGCCTATCATCATGTACAACTACATTAAAACGCTGTTTAGTCTGCAGGTAATTAAGTAAAGTCATATCATTGCAATCATCATAGCTTTGAAACTCATCATCAATAGATGCTTCTGCAATTTTATTAACTGCAAAGTTTAATCTTTTAACATCCCTGTACTCACCACGCTCTAAGCTATAGCTCCAGCCATACCAATTATCACTATTGTTACCACTCTGTAAAGTAATCTTGCCTGCATTTCTGTATTCCCCATCAAGTCCTTCCTTCACATACAGTAAAATACTAACACTCTGAAAACTGCCCTCATTTCTAACATCAGTAACTCTTAACCCTACATATTTCATATAATTATTACCTCCTCAAAATTTTGTGTTTTAACTTCACTAATTAATATGATAACACAACTAATATACTATGTCAAGAAAAAATTAAAATTAATCTGTAATTAAAATATAGTCATCCTTAATTATTACCTCCTAATTTTTTGTGCCTTTCAACCTCACTACAATTAGTATAACATAATCATTATAGTATGTCAAGAAAAAAATAGAATTAATTTATAAAGGTACTTGCGCCAGCTACAGAACAAGTACCTCTACATTATTTTATATCAATTAAAGGAGCTGATGCTTCAATTGATTACTAATAATAGTATAGCAAACTTAATAACACATGTCAATGATTAATTATAAATTATTACTATTACTATTGTTATTATTATTATTAAGTATATTATTAATAAGGTTATTAGAAGTATTATTAAGTATATTGTTATTAATGTTATTAAGTATATTATTAATAAGGTTATTAGAAGTATTATTAAGTATATATTATTTATTACTATTGTTATTATTATTATTAAGTATATTGTTAATACTTTTTTGTTACTATTTTTATTATCTTATTAGGAATATGTTTTAGGAATCTTATTAGTAGTTCTTAACTTCAAGTACAAGTTCAAATTCTATTAATTAAAGCAAGTTAAAACTTAGTTTTGTTAGTGGTAAAATATAAATTAATTAAATTAAAAGTATTCTGATAATTATAACCCTAGCTGGCAGGTCTTGAATTTAAAAGCTCTGTCGTATTTCAGTAGTTTTCTGTTAAAATAAAAAAGAGCGTCGTATTTCAGAGGTTCGCTGTTATAAATATGTAACGCGCACATACACACACACGCGCAGGCGCGCACACACGCACACACACGCGCGATTATATCACAAATCACATTGAATGTCAAGTAATATATCAAATTCTTTATATTTTTAATTGTTTGAATTGTGTACACAATTCACCTGTGGATAACTTTATCCACAAACTATACCAAACTACTAAAGATTAATTATATAATCAGATCAAAGTTATAGCTACTCCACATAAAAATCTATATTTTACAGAATCTACCATTTTGGTATAAATTACCAAAGCAGGTAGTCTTTTAAGATATACTATAATCTTACAAAAATCAGGCTCCTTTTTTTAACATAGAAGTCCCAAGAAAAAGATGGCCATATTTAATTATCAATGTTCAAATCTTCAAGGTTCAATAATACAATAACACAAAAAAATAATATCGTCAAATTTAACTTTTCCCTTGACAAAGTATATCAAGGCTGATATAGTATTAAGTAGTAAGACAGAAAAACAAAAAATTAAAGGAGCTGAGGCAAATGTTAGATATTAAAATTTCAGGACATGCAAGCAGTCAGGCCAGCGACAGACATTTAAAAAAGCAGTCATTATTAAATATTATATTAGAGCTTAAGCAGGCAGATTTTAACGAATTTATAAATTCTAAATATATATATGCTTGCTTAAGAGACAGGCAGAAAAAAGAGTCTGTAGTTATTGCAGTTAATAACTCTACAATTACTATTGTAACAGTAATTAACAAAGTTATGCGCTGTAATAACTACCCTGATACGATAATAATAAATGTTAAATAAAATTTGACAAAGTATAATGAATCTGATAACATGTTAAATAGTGAAGATGAAAAACATTAAATATTAGCTTGCTCAAAGGCCTGAGAAGGCCTGAGAAGCAGGCTAAAAAAAGGAGCTGATATTAATGGATAAAAAATTAAAAGATGTTGAGAAGCTGGCAGATGTTGAAGAGGCAGGCACTAAAGTAGTAAGTAATTGTTTTAGTATCACAGCAATTGTTGATGGTTTAACAGAATCAGTTTTTTATCAGTATAATGGAGCTTTAACAGGTGATATCAAAAAAGCTAAAATTAAATATAATTCATTTACTGGAGCGCCTTATTTTATAGATGATAGACAAATAAAACATGAATTATGTAAATTTATTAGCTAAAAAAAGGAGCTGATATTAATGAATAAAAAGAAGCGCTTGCAGATTGATTTTATTGCAGAGGATGCAGAAAATTTATTAAATAATTCTAATTAATTCTTGACAAAGTATAATAGAGCTGATATAGTATTAAGTAGTAAGACAGAAAAACAAAAAATTAAAGGAGCTGGTTAAGATGATTATTACTTTTAACATTCCAAAGCAGGACAACGACAAGAATAAATTTGACGACAGCAAGCTACAAGGTTATATCAAGCAGGTATGTAAAGTGACTGGTGGCACTACCACCTATCAGGCCAAAGGTCAGTATATAATGGAATCTGGCAAGATGACAAGCGATAATAATTATATGGTTAAAACAAGCACTGATTCAAGGCAGGACTTGCAAGAAGTTAAAAGAATAATTGCAGGCATGGCCAAAGATTTAAGTCAAGAATCAATCTATTTTGAAGTGCAGCAGGCAGATGTTGAGTTTATAACTGCTGACATGAATCAGGCAGTATAGTCAGATCAAAAAACAGGCCTTGTAAAAGAGGCCTGATAAAAAATAATTCTAATTATTATTTGACAAAGTTTAATGCATCTGATATAGTGTTAAGTAGTGAAGATGAAAACAAAAAATTAAAGGAGATGATAATTATGAAAACAAACGACAAAAAAATTGAATCTATTGAAGGCCTGCAGGATGCAATTAAGGACTTGAAGAATCAGGACATTTATTTGATTGAAAATGTGGAGCTTGAAGCAGGCGACATCTATCAAGTTTTAAAAGATGTTGACATTGCAGATCAAAGATATATGGAGACTTTAAAAGATACAGTAGAGTTTTACGCAAGACCTGAATGGGACAGAGATAAAAAAATTTATCCTGCAATCTGGATTAATCCAACATCTGAAAAGTTAGTATTTGAGTATTAAAGGTTAAAAAATATCAGGTCTGCAAAAATCAGGCCTGATAAAAATAAAATAAAATTTAAAATAATTCTTGATATTACTTGACAAAGTATAATAAACTTGTTATACTATAGATAGTGAAGATGAAAACAACACAAAAAAAGGAGCTGGTTTTTGATGATTAAAAGAAAAGAATTAATTAAACTTGTTGAGGAGAATAAAAGAGAAAAAAGACAAGAAAAGTGGATGATAATAGAGAAGTGCGAAGCACTTACAGAAAAGAGAAAAAGAGGCAATTTAATAGCTGAAAGTATCATTGAAATTCTAAAGCAAGGTAATGACTTTTATGCGAGTGAAGTTAATAACTCAAAAAATAATTTGAGATTCGTTTTGAATATATTGGATAACAAAGATTATATAATTGATATTGACAAAAAATAATTATAATTATCAGGCCTTGTAAAAGAGGCCTGATAATTATTAAATAACTTAGATCAAAACCAATTAGGAGCTGATGCAAATGGAGAAAAAAATTAAAAAGATGCAAGAATTTTTTGAAGGCAGAGAAGTTAAGGTAACAGGCTGGAGTGAAGACACCACTAAAGAGATGGTGATGGAAGTAGAGAACAATAAAGAAACGATAACTTTAAAAGATTCTAACAGTCAAATTTTTTTATTAGTTAGCAAAAAAGCACTTGACAGAATTGATATTTTAGAACACTTAAGAGAAGGCAAAAAAGCAAGCATTCTAATCTATGGTGATGGTATCACAGTTTATGTTCAAACAATAAAATAATCAAATAGCAAGGCCTGAAAAAAAGGCCTTGCTTCTATCTTAAAGAATCAGATCAAAGTTAATAAGTTAAAATAATATTAGTCAATTCGCTTCAAGCTTAAGAGCTTGGAGCTTTTTTGTATTTATACCATGTAACTATATTATTAAAAGCTATATAGAAGCGCTAAGAAGCTCATTAAGCACTTTTAAGCGAATCATGGTATTATGAGGCCTTGAATAAATAAAAGGCCTTAAATAACTATTTAAATCTTTATAAGGTGCTATATAATTATAATATACATATTATATCAATAATAGCATACTATCATATATTAGAACCTTATAAGAGGCCATGAGAAGCGCTTTAAATAGCTTGCAGTTATATATACATATTAATAGGCCTGCAGTAACTAAAAGCTTTATATGGAGCTTTTAGCGCTTTTTGAGACCTGCAGCACTATTAAGTATAGTACTACTAAAACTATTTGAATTAATTTAATATATAGCTTGACAAAGTATAACTAAAGCCTTATAATGGTACATAGTGAGACAGGGAAGAAAAAAGAGTGCTGGCAAAACTTTTTAAAAAATATCAAATAAAGCTTGACAAAGTATAACAAACTTGTTATTATGTTAAGTAGTGAGGGACACAAAAGAACAACAAATTTTAAAAGGAGATGATAATTATGTTTTATGTTGGATGGGAAGAATTGAAGAGCTGGAAACCAGAGCTAACAGAGAAAGAAGCAAAGAAGCAAGCAAGGCAGATTGACAAAGATTGCGTAGAGCTGGAAAGAGAATTAAGAGAATCAGGAGAATACGAAAACTTATAAGAATCAAAGGCCTTGTGATAGCAAGCAAGGCCACAATATAAAAAATTAAAAGGAGCTGATAGAAGATGAATAATATTGATAAAATAGCAAAGTTTTTTGAGGAAAGAGAAGGCAAAGAATTTATAGAATTAGGATATAATCAAGGTAAAAGATTAATAGATTTTAGCTTTAAATTAGATAAAATTAATCGTAAAAGAGAAACAAGAATAAAATTAATATTAAATAATAATGAGCCACAAAGGTTTGTAGAATCAAATATTAAAGAACTATATAGTGGTGATTATTTGCTAAAAATTGAGCTTATAAATGGTCTGATTCTTAGAATTATTAAAAAATAAAACTAAAAAGCCTGAGTTATCCACAAGCTCAGGTTTAAGTTATCCACATTTGAGAGAGAGTTATCCACAATATTAAGTTAGTTATCCACAGGAAAGAGAGAATTATCCACAAGTTATCCACAAAACAAATGATAAATTATAAATAAATGATAAATAATAAAATTTATATGAATTAAAAAACGAATTTCAACACTCCCCTGTTACTATAAAATTTTTTTCTGATTCTGGCCTGATTGTTTTTGTCGTATAATACAGATTATAAGACAAAACATCCACGAAGCCTGCCATGACAGGAATGGTGAGGGGTGTCGATTCAAGATAGAAAACCAAAAAAAAGAAATAGAAGGAAGAATAGGTTTTTGCACTCCCCTACCAACTCCTCTAATATCTATCCCTATAAGACTCTAGATACCAACGACTCTAATTTGGCACCCTATACCTTTTTAATTAGTTAACTTTAATATTTGCCCCTATTGAGTCCTAATCACTAACCTCTCTAAGGTATATCCCTACCCCAACCTATATTAGGGGGTGTCAAATAATGCTTGACATATAATATTATATTATGTATAATAATAATAGAAAATTAAAGGAGGTATTGATAATGAAAGATGTAGAGTATATTTATAATTACTTTAAGGAACTGTCACCAATATGTTTACCTAACACCACATATATTGTAAAATACAATACTATCTTACATGAAGCTAAAAAAGCAAAACTCATTGAGATTAAAGAAAACTGCCTTGCTAAGTGGTTACCTAAGAATGGTAGAGATATTGACTTTTATGATGATAATATTATTACTTTCAGCTCCTTTTACGCCTTTGGGTACTTAACCTATACATATCATAACTACGACCATGTTGATGATTTAATCTTATCAGGATTTGAACAAGGGGACTTTGATAATTATAAGATTTATGATAAACAATCAAACAGCAGTAATGCTAGTTCAGCTGGAGATATGAGAGAACAATGTACTTGGGAAACTTTCTCAACCCCACAACCATTTTAAAAATCAGATAAGGGGGGTGGAAATAATTTAAGATTTTAGTTACAATTTTTCACTCGCATGTGTATAATAATAATGAAGGAGGTGATAGCAATGCTGTTCCTAAGAGGTATCTCAGTTGGAATAATGATTGGGGTTATAATCTACAAACTCTTTGACCAAGATAGTAGAGAATTTGAGGAAGAAATATATGAGAATGGCTACAGTGATGGTTATGAAGATGGTTACTATAAGAGTGACTATAAATACTCATGAGGAGGTGATAGCAATGAATGAAGTTGAAGAGGTTCTTAAAGATGGTAGGAACAATATTAATGATAAGTTTCTTGACACCAAACAAGTTAATATTATCAACCAAGAAGCCTTAAATACAGGTGATTGTATCAAAGTTAGAATTAACTCTAATGATGGTGAGGTTAGAAATGTTATTGTACGATATACTGATGAAGAGGGAGTCCATTGTATAGACCTAAACTCAAGGAGGGACAGTAAAACATTCGCTATTCTTGCTAAATACTTGGCTAATGGCAATGTTGAAATATTAGATATAATGAGGGAAGGGGGGAACAGTAGATGGATAAAGAAGGAGTAATCCAAGTACTAGAAGCTTTTATTTTAGAGATTGAGAATGATGAGATTGAGGTTTCTAAGATTGAGAAGCAAGATACTGAAAAGTACAAAGAGAGCTTTAGTGGTACAGAGACCTTTCATAATAAGAAATTTATATTTGAGATGAAAGGGTCTTACAACCTAGAAGAATAAAAAAAAAATCAAATTATCTCTTGACAAAAGGTGTTATAGTATGTATAATTATAATTGCAATGTGAAAGGGGAGATAAAAAATGTTTGAAGAACTTGATAAGATAATTGAGGAAGCCAAAACTGTGGCTTTGAAATTGATGAAGTATCTAGGATTACTCGTAAAAACAGCAGACTATCCAATAAGCCACAGGTTAGCATGATATATGTAACTAAAGAGATTCAGGATAAATATGAGGAAAAGAAACAAGAAGCAAAAGAGAAATACAAGCACATTAAGAAAAGTATAGAGGATAGCTTAAAACCCCCTAAAACAAACGCTATTCTCCATCATTATGACCTAGCTGGAGACAAGTAAGGAGGGTTAATATGTTTGCAGTATTTATTACAATTTATTTATTAATACTAAGTATGTTTCTTGGGATTCCTCCAATTTTTATCCTGTTTTTAATATTATTAATTGTTCTTATCCCACCATTAAGTTAGAGTATTTGGTTGAAAAATATCGCTATTATGTGTATAATAATAATAGAGAGTGATAAATAATAATTAACATTTAAGGAGTGATAACTTTGCCAATAACAACTTCTAGTAGGAGAGTGTACTTTACAGAAGAAGCTACAGATAAAGAAGCAAAAGATATTAAAGATATGTTTGATGATGAAGGCTACCTTTTAGAAAGTGACTTAGATGACCCAGCTAGGTATATTGTAGTTAGAGGGGCTCAAAGAGAGTTATTAAAACTAGATTTGATTTCACCAACTCTTAGTAAGATTAAAGTAGTTAAACCACTATAAAGGAGGCTAATGATGTATAAGAAGATATGCCCTGAATGTGATAGTGCATCTTATAGCAGTGGCAAAAAGGTGAATGGATTTGTCCTTATTGTGATGAAGATATAGGTGATATAGAAGTTGAAAGAACAAAAGAGGATGGTGATTAATATATGGTAATTGTCTTAAGTGCGCTAGGTATTGCTGTACTACTCCTGTTAGGTAATAACATAAGCAAGCTTAAAACCTATGAATGTTTGGGGTGTGGTTATAAAGAGTCACTAAGTAGATTCTTTACTAGGCATATTCCTTTTGGTAGCCAAACTATTTGCCCTAAGTGTCATAGTGAAAAAGTTTACCTTGTAGGTGAAGCTCGCAAAAAGAAAATAGATGAAATATTTGAACAAGAAAAAGATAGTGGAAGAGTAAAAAGAGGTAGTACAGTAGGAAGGAGTATTAATTTTGATAGTAGACAATAAAAAGATGAGATGTGTCAAGTGTCCAGCTACAGATGAGTGGCAGTTACTTAAGGAATGTTTAGGTTGTGGAGCCTCTGACCAAATACTTAGTGGTGAAGAGGGTAAGTTTGAGTGTAACTATAAAGAAAAACAAAAAGAATACCTAGAGGAAGATATCCATGACTATATTATGGATGAGATGGGTATTGTAGAACTTGATGACTATGTAGATAAAAAAGTTAGAATGGAATTTGAGCAGTTAGGCGATACCTGTTTTCGCTATGACCCTGAAGAAGTTGAATTAACTGATGAACTACTTGACTACATGATAGAGTTATCTGAAACCACTAATGAACTTGAGTATAGACTAGAAGCTGATGGTGATGATGTTATTTCCAAAAGAAGGGGTACTTATTACAACACCTAAAAAATTTGATATGCTTGATTTTATCAATAGGCGTAGAAAGCAGATACTTGTACATAGTTGTGTTTATTATCGCTTTGGTACAAGTATAATCAGTGATGATAAGTTTGACACTTGGGGTTACCAGCTGGTAGATGCTGAACTGTCACATCCTAAGTTGGCTGAAAAAGCTGACTACCATGAAGTATTTAAGGACTTTGATGGTAGCACAGGGTACTATCTTCCAATAGGTGAACCTGAGATAGTTAACATTGCTCATAGGTTAATAAAAATGAAGGAGGACAATTATGGAGGAAATTTCAGATAAAGAAATCTATAATAATTCAATGAGTAAGTCAGTGCTTGATAAGATGTTTTTCCTTGATAAAGTCCCTGATAATATAGCAATCCTAGATTGGGGATGTGCAGATGGGACACTGCTTAAAGAGGTTATGAGGTTTTTCCCTGAGAATGAATATTTAGGGTATGATATTGATGAAGATATGTGCAAAAAAGCTATGGATAATATTGATGAAGAAGTATTTATTGGTTGGGATATCAATAATATCTTTAGAATAATAGCTGATGAATATCCTGACAAAAAAGTAGTAGTTAACCTTTCTTCAGTAATCCATGAGGTCTACAGCTATAGGAATACTGAGGAAATAGATGCCTTTTGGGAAGATGTATTTCAGCTGGCAGATATTGTGGTTATCAGAGATATGGTTTTTAGGCAGTCAATGGATAGAAATGCCTGCCCTAATGATGTAAGAAAAATACGCTCCAATGCTGACAGAAGATATCTTCAGGATTTTGAGAGTATTGAAGGGTCAATCACCAACAACAAAAATTTGATTCATTATTTAATGAAGTATAGATACAAGGATAATTGGGAAAGGGAAGTTAGGGAGAATTATTTCCCACTTTCAAGAGAGCGACTGGATAGAATTATACCTAGTAATTTTAAAATTAGGTATGATAGCATGTTTGCACTACCTTATACTCAGCGTAGAGTTGAGGAAGATTTTGGGGTAGAGATTAAAGATGACACACACTTGAAATTAATATTAGAAAAGGATGGTTAGAATGTATGAATATAAAGCAGTTGTAGAGGATGCAATTGATGGAGATACCATTGATGTAAAGGTTGACTTGGGGTTTTCCATATTTAAGAAGGCAAGGTTAAGGTTAAATGGAATAGATACTCCTGAGACTAGTAGATGTAGCAAAAAACAGGAGAGAGCTGGAGAATTGGTTAGTAAATTTGTTGAGGATATTTTATTTGACAATAAGCTGGTATATATCACTACCCATAAAAAGGGTAGTTTTGGTAGGTACCTTGCAGATGTTTATATTCCTAATCTTGATAAATCATTTAACCAGTTTCTTTATGATGAAGGGTATGCTATCAAGTATGGTAGGCATACTGAATGGAAAGGTAAAAAACTTAATAAAATTATAGAAGAGTTATCATACCTAGAAGATAAGGAGGAGTAACATGAATAGTGATACAACTGAAGATGTGGTTAGAAATTTGACTGTCAATGTTGAATATAAAACTTGGTTTGATGATTACTTAAATGACTTAGAAGGTATGGCTAAAAACTTACTTCGCTCAGGAGTGCCTAAAGCTAAAGTGAAAAAGATTGTAGCCATGAACATAAAAGAAGTAGCCCCTGAAGCAACAGAGGTTAGGTTTTAATGATTTACTTAATTGCTGATACTCATTTTGGTCATAAAAATATTATAGAGTATGAAGATAGACCCTTTGATAATATAGACGATATGGATAGTGAGCTGATTAAAAGGTGGAATAGCGTGGTTGATGAAAATGATTTAGTCTACCACTTAGGTGATGTATTTCTTTGCAACACTGATAGACAGTTCAAGATATTTAACCAGCTAAATGGTACTATTCATTTAATCAGAGGGAATCATGACAAGCAAACTAAAACTAAATTAGTTGATAGGTTAGGTTTTGAGAGTGTTAGAGGCCAATATCAGCACAAAGGCATGCTGTTGACACACAAACCTAAAGAAGATACAGGGATATTTAATATTCATGGTCATTCACATAGTAGAAGGAAAAAAGATGCTAGTCACTTTTGTGTTTCAGTAGAGGAGAATAACTATACTCCAGTTAGTTTCAGAAGAATTTTAGCATACAAACATGCACAATATTTTAATTTTAGATAAAGGAGGGAGATAATGGAAATACCAATTGATGACGACCTGTACATAAAGGATAACAATTTAAACATTTCACTTGCTAAATACAAAGGGAAAGATAAAAAAGGTCAGGATAAATGGGAGTACATAGCTCATAAGCGTAGTATCAGTTCAGTTCTAAGGTCTTATAGGTATTACATAGTAAGAACCTGTGATGCAAAAAGCTTTGGTGAATTAAGGGAAGTATTTTTAAGAACTGAAGAGGTTATCCAAAGTATTGATGATAAGTTAGATGTAGAATTATCATTAAAGGAGTGATTAAAATGGCCAAATGTCCAGTATGCAAGAGTGAACTTGATGGTGCTGTAAATCAATATAATGGCACTTTGATTGAGGAATTTCAAGATTGCCCTGAGTGTAGTTATGAATATGATTTTGTCTATGGAGCTGAAAGATATAGGGTAGATGGCAAGACTTTTGTTTGGCCTGATGTAACAGATATCCCCTTAGAGGAGCAGAAAGAAAAAGACAAAGCTATTGCTTATGCAAGGAAGAATTATAACTCAAATAATTAGGCAGGTGATTGTGTATTAGTTGGAATGACTATCACAGGGAAGTTAATGAAAAACACGCTAAGTTTTTAATCAGTATTGGTAAGGTAAATAGCATTTTAGATGACTGTCCTTATTGCCAGCTACCAATAGCTGACTGTAGACACTGGACAGAAGAGGCTAAGTTACAACTGAAGGGTGGTAAGTATTTATGATTTGGGTGATTGGGAACCATTATCTCAAGGGTAGAATGGCAATACCTATAGATGAAGATGATGATATACATGAAGTACATAAAGAGCTAAAAAAGAAAATGAAGGTAGAAGATATTGTTAGAACAGACCATGAGCTAAAGGAGGAGTTAGACATTGAGAGTTAGTAACGATTTATTAAAAAAGATAGTGCTTGCCTTAAAAGATGGCAATATTGAAGAAGCTTTAGAGTTATCTGAAGATGTACCATTAATTATAGATGTAAATACTGATGAATGGGAGTTTGCTGAAGGCAATGTACTTACATTAAATGACCTAACAGAAACTTTAATCAAAAGGGAGGAAAATAAGCGTGGATAGCGAAACAATTCTTGACTTAATAAAAAAAGAGCTTGACACTTTCAAAGAGACATACCCTAATAATGAGCCTGCTATAATTATGGGGAATAGTACATATAAAGTTTTCTTAGAAGAGTCTCAAAGAAGGCTTATGAGTGATGATATAAATGTTGCTCATGAGCCAATCACAAATTATTTGGATTGTAAGATATATGTTGTTGATAGAGATAGTTACTTAAATATTTTAAAGGAGAGTGATGTAGTTGGGTAAGAAGAGCTATAAATGCCCTAGATGTGGTTCAATGTATCCTAGAAGAGTATGGAAAAATGCAAAGAGCATATATGGTACTTTTTATTTCTGCCCTGATTGTGAGACCAAACACCACTGGAATGACCTAAGAGTGGTGAGGCCTAAAGATGTATAAACAACTAGAATCTGATTTTACAAAAGACAAGATAGAGGATGGGGAGATATGGATAGTTGACTTGATGACAGCTATTTTTGGGGATAGAACTACAGCTAGAAAAATGATTAAAGATGAAGAGTTAGAGATTACCCTTAACAAAGAGCCATTGCCAACTAGGATAGATACAGATATTGAGATACAGCATAGTGATGTTGTGGGGATTAGAGACCACAATGTAAGAATTATGCTTAAATAAATGTAAATTATTACAAAGAATCTTTAGTAATGGTTGAAATTTTATACTCAAATGTGTATAATAATAGTAGAAGGGATAAAAAGAGCAGGGAAACCTGTTCTTTTTTTACCATCATTCTTAGTAATACTTTACAGTGGGGGTGATATATTATTAAAAATCAGTTAGATGATATTGATATCAGCCTTAATAAGTTTGAAAAAGAGCTGAAGTATATAGAAACACCTGATACAACATCAAGGGCAGAGCTTACTGAAAGAAATGGCTTCCCTTACATAAATGAAACACTAATGGAACTATTGATTGAGAATCAGAAAGTACCATCACCCTTCGATGTGTTTGTTCGATACTTACATAATAATGAGGGTGACTACAATGTCAAAGAAGCTTTAGGTAGAGGGTTTAAACGCCAACTAAGAGACAGAGTTTACAGGGCTTATTACTCATTAATAAGGGAGATTCACTTCGCAATGATGCTTAGTGATTTAGACTTAAAGGTTGTTTACAGCACTGAGATAGACTTGGATAAAGGTATTGATGTGTTGATTGACAATCAAGGAATTACATATGGTTTACATTTATTTTTAGATAGTAAGAGAAGCATTCAGCATAGGCAAAGAAAAAAGAGGTCAGAGTATGATGTTGATGTCTCAATTGAAGTACCATTCACAAGTGGTAGAGCAGTTGGGGGTTTTGACCTTTATACTACTGAGTATATTGTTGATGTGCTGGAAGAAATAATTAAATATCATGGAAAGGTGGCATAATATATGCAAAAAGTTGTTGCTATTGGTGGTCATGCTGAACATGGCAAGGATACATTGGCAGATATGATAAAAGAAAAATTAGAAGAGAAGGATGAAGAGGTTGCAAGGTATGCTTTTGCAGAGTCCTTAAAAATGATTGCAGAATCTATATTTGATTGGGATGGGAGCAAAGATAAATATGGTAGAACCCTACTGCAAGAGTTGGGTAGTTTTGCAAGAGAATATATTGATGAAGACTTTTGGGTAAAAGATGTAGCTGAACAGATTGATGCTTTTAAAAATGCAGTTGACTATCATCTTATCTCAGATTTAAGATACCCAAATGAAGCAGAGTATTTTAGGGAGAATGACTATGATAACTTAATAGTTAAAGTAACTAGATTGGATGAAGATGGTAATCTTTACTCAAATTCCCTCTCAGGGGAGCAGAAGGAGCATCACAGTGAAACAAGCATTGACCTTATTGATTATGACCTACATGTAGTTGCTGACTCGCTAGACACCCTTGAGGAGTCTGCAGAAAAGATTACAGAGATGATAACTGAAGGAGAGTAATAGTATGAGTAAATTTATTCACTTACATAATCATACAGCTAGAGGGTCACTTCTTGACTCTATGGTAAATACAGAAGAGCTGGTGAAAAAGGCTAAAGAACACGACATGCCAGCTATAGCAATCTCTGACCATGCTACTTTATCATCTTTTGTAAGGTTTTATAAAGTTTGCAGAGAGCATGATGTAAAACCCATCTTTGGTGTAGAGATGTACATGGTAGATAACATAAATATTAAAGATAAAGATGAAAAGAAAAACCACTTATTGTTGTTGGCTAAAAACAAGAAGGGTCTTAAAAACTTATTTAAGCTTATCACAATAGGTAATAAGCACTTCTACAAAAAGCCTAACATAGATTTTGAGACATTAAAGAAACATAAGGAGGGCTTAATCGTCTCTTCTGCATGTCTAGCTGGTAAGGTTTCACAGCTGGCATTGAGTGAGCAATATAATGAAATGGAAGAGGCTATCAAGAAGTATAAAAATGAGTTTGGTGATGATTTCTATTTGGAAGTTATGGCTAATAAGATGGATGACCAAATTCAAGCCAATAAAGTGATTGCTACTGCAAGCAGGAAATTTAATATGCCAACAATTGCTACAAATGACCTACATTATTTAGAGAAAGATGATTATGAGACTCATGATGTGTTGTTGGCTGTCCAAACTCGTGCAAAACTAGATGATGAAGATAGGTTCAGATTTTCAGCTAATGAATTTTACTTCAAGGATTATGAGGAAATGAAGCAGGGGTTATTCAATGGTGAAGAGCAGTTTAATGGTTTCGCTGAACAAGCATTAGCCAACACCCTAGAAGTTGCTGAGAAGATAGAGAAGTTTGAAATACAGTTAGGTCAAACTAATTTCCCTGAGTATGAAGTGCCTGAAGGGTATGACCCTGATAGTTACCTAAAAGCAGTTACCCATCACAGATTAAAAGACCTTGTGAATAAAAAGGGAGTTGACTATGAGGAGTATAAAGAAAGGCTAGAGTATGAGCTAGACATAATCATAGAGAAGGGTTTTTCTACATACTTTTTGATTGTAGCTGATGTAATAGGTTGGGGGAAGAAAAATGATATCCTATTCAATTTTGGCAGGGGGAGTGCTGGTTCAAGTCTTGCTTCTTACCTGCTAGGAATAATTGAAATTGACCCTATAAAATATAACTTGGTATTTAGTAGATTCTTAAACAAAGAGAGGGATTCTGACCCTGATATTGATATAGATACAAGCAATGAAGATAGAGAAAGAATTATTAATTACCTGCAAGAGAAATATGGTAAAGAGTATGTAGCACAGATTTGTACTTTTGGTACTATGTCAATGAAGGCTGTAATCAAAGATGTTGGTAGAGTAATGGGAATAGACTTTGACATTCTCAATGATGAAATTGTGCCTCTCATTGATGATGATGCAGATGGCTTACAAGATGCCTTAGACCAAAGCTATGAGCTACAGAAGTATAAAGAAAGATATCCTGACTTATTTAAGCATGCATTAAAACTTGAAGATATGCCTAGACATTTCAGTAAGCATGCAGGTGCAGTTGTTGTCTCACCTAAGCCAATTACTGACATAGCACCATTGTCAAAGGTTAAAGGTGACATGATAACTCAAACTGAGATGCATGACTCTGAGGATTTAGGGATGCTTAAGATTGACTTCTTAGGGTTAAAAACCTTAGACCTAGTTAAAACTACAATTAAGTTTGTACATAATAGAGATGATTTAGATAAGTTTGATTGGATTCCAACTACAAAGAATCTAAAGAACATAAATCTTGAAGATAAAAATGTTTATGAAGGTATTTATAAATCAAAAGATGTGAGTGGGGTTTTTCAGGTAGAGTCAGATTTATATAGACAGTTGCTTGACAAGATGCAACCTGAAAGCTTTGAGCAAATAATAGCCTTACTTGCTATTGGTAGACCATCAATACTACAGGCTGACCTAGACCAAACTTATATTGATAGGTTACATGGTCGTGAAGAGCCAGAGTATCCTCATCCTGATTTAAAGGAAGCTTTAAAACCTACATTTGGTATTATGCTTTATCAGGAGCAGGTACTTGAAACAGCTAGGACTATTGCAGGCTTTAGTTATGGTGAGGGTGATATTTTACGCAGATTGATTGGGAAAAAGAAGCCTGAAAAACTAAAGAAAATGAAAGATAAATTTGTGAGTGACTCAATAGAGAATGGGTACACAGAAAAATTTGCCAATGAGATATTTGAGCTAATTGAATACTTTGCTGGTTATGGATTTAATAAATCTCATTCAACAGCCTATGCAAAGTTAAGTTATGTGACAGCATACTTAAAGCACTACTTTTCAACAGAGTTTTACGCTTCATTATTAACACTGGAGTCAGATAAGTCTCCTAAAGATAGTAAGATGAATCAGTACATAAGTGAGTGCTATCAAAAAGAGATTGAGATTAAACCTCCACATATTAATAAAAGTGCTGAAGATTTTAATGTTGTGGATGGAATTATTCGCTTTGGGCTTAGGAGTATTAATCATGTTGGTGACTCAGCTCTTGAAGTTATCATGGAGAAGAGACCATTTGATGATTTCTTAGACTTCTATGAAAGAACAAACTCAAGAGTGGTCAATAAGACTGTAGTTGAAGCATTACTGAAGTCAGGAGCTTTTAACTGGTGTGATTATGACAGAAATAGATTAATCCATTGCTATTATGAGTTAAGAGACAATGATATGGTTCAACAGTATTTAATTCCACAATTTGAGCCAACTACAAAAAAGGATGTAATGATGTATGAAAGAGACTTGCTAAGCTTTTCAATCACCCATCCTTCTAAGTGGGAACAGGCTCAAACTGGAGATAAAATACTTTATGAAGGAACAATAAGAAACTATAGAGGTCACACTACAAAGGGTAATCATCAGATGGCATTTTTTGACTTAGAGTTTGATGGTGGCATTGTTGATGTGGTTGTGTTCCCTAAGAGATTTTATAAATACAGAGAGAATTTAGAGAATAATAAAGATATTAAAATACTGGGAGAAAAAACAGAGAATAACTCATTAAAACTAATTGGGGTGAAGTAATGGAAGAAGAAGAGCTTGAGAATCTTGAGTACAATATTTATGAAGATATTATAGAGGATGCTAATAATGGAGATGAGATTGCTTCTTCAAAAATGGTTGCAATCCAAATTGGTAATTTTTATCAAACGCTCCTTGAAGAAGGAGTGGGTGAAAACTTAGCCTATGAGTTAACATTTATGTTTGCTAGCCAGCTTATGGGTGTGGAAGATGATGGTATTCCATTCTAAATAATGGATAATGTCGCATAATATAAATTATATGGACATTTAAAATTGATGTTTTATAACTCAAGTTAGCATTATTAAGATATAGGGAGGATTAGAGAGCCTCCCTCCCCTTGATTTTATTGAATGTGAACTATTAAATAAATCAGCTTAATCTTAGCTGAGAGCTTCTCAAGTGCTAAGAGAGTTTATAATTAGGTTATAGGGGAAAAATTAATATAAATGTGAATAAATAAAATACATAGTACAGTAATAAGTTTTTAATAATAATAAGAGGAGAGATAAGATGTCAAAAATAGCAACATTATTAATACTTGCACTTCAAGTTATGGGTAGCCTTTCTCTTTTGGGGAAAGCTGTCACTGGTGAGAGAGAGTACAAACATAAAGACTCTTCTGACTTTTATGCTGAATTTATAGTTAGTTTACTTTGGATAGCTTGGTTGGTAAATATTGCCAGCAAGCTTCAATACATATAAGGGGGGTAATTAATGGCAACAGAGGTAAAACCACAAGCAGAACTATTAGATTATTTAGGGGATTCAGAATTAAATGTGGCAACATCAGCTAGGTTAACTCATTCTGATAAATCACCTGAAGAAATAAAAGGAGATATGAGTGAAGAGACAAAAGAGAGAATGGTCAAGTATATGATTGAGCTAGGACATGATTCAACATTAGAAAATTCCTTCTTTTACTTTAAGATTAGATGTTCTAGGGTTGCTAGTCACCAGCTAGTGAGACATAGAATAGGGGTGAGCGTGGCACAGCGTAGTCAACGCTATGTAGAAGAAGATGATTTTGAGTTTATTGTTCCACCAACAATTAAAGGGAATAAAGCAGAATATGAAATGTTTATAGACCATATGGAATATAGTCGTAACCTCTATCAGCACTATAGAAGTGTTGGTATTCCAAAGGAGGATGCAAGGTTTATTCTGCCACAAATAGCAACCTACTTAACAGTAGGGTTTAACGCTAGAGCATTGAGACATTTTCTAAAGTTAAGACTTGATAAAACAGCTCAATGGGAAATTCGCCAGCTGGCAGAACAAATACTGAAGCAAGTTAAAGAAGTAACACCAAACTTATTCCATGACCTTGAATTACAGGAGGAGAATAATTAAATGGGGCAAAAAACATATACAGTCTTAGACACAAGTGTTCTTTTAGATAATCCTAATGTTTTATATGAAGTAGACAATCCACTCGTTCCATACTGTGTTCTTAGTGAGGTTGATGACAAAAAGACTCATAAGTATGTTGGGTTTAAAGCTAGAGAAGTTGTTAGAACTATACTAGGCTCAGATAGGATTGAATGTACTGAGCTAGATGTATCTGCTAAAGAAACAGATGATAGATTAGTTAGAGTTTCAATTGAGGACAACATGAGAATTATTACTAATGATGGCGCATTGCATATGAAGGCAGTAGCAATTAGTGGAGATTCTACATATTATGACTTAGAAGATGTTGAGCAATATACAGGAGTGAAAAAAGTTTCATTCCCTGCAGAAACAGTTAATAGATTGCACGACAACCATCAGGCAAGTAATCCTTTTGATGATTTATATCAGAATCAATTTGTAACAGATGGAAGGATGATAGCAAGGCACTATGAAGATGTCTTATATCTTGTAGGGAGGAATACAACAGTCAGAGGTATTAATGCTTTAAATGATAGGCAGTTAATGGCAACAGATTTAATTTACGACCCACTGGTAACAGTTGTGTCTATGCTAGGGTCAGCTGGAACAGGTAAAACTAGCTTGGCTATTAATGGAGCTATGGACTTAGTTCAGAGTAACTCTTTTGAAAAGATAATCATAAGTCGACCCAAAATACAAAAAGGTGTCAATGAAGAAAAGCTAGGGTATTTATCAGGTGGTATTGAGGAAAAGTTATCACCATTCCTACAGCCATTCTTTGATAACCTAAGTAAAGATAATAGTCTTAACCTAATTGAAACTGAGCCACTTAGTATGGTGCAAGGTAGAGACTTAGAAAATAGTATTTGGATAATCACAGAGTTTCAGGATGTTAGACCACAAGATGTAGATGGTATTGTGGAAAGAGTTGGAAAAGGAAGCAAGTTAATTGTAGAAGGTGATATCAACCAAACATCAAGAAGCTACTTAAATAAATTTAATAATGGTTTGCTGTTTTTGGCAAATAACCTAAAAGAATCAGAGTTAACTAGTACAGTAACATTGGATGAAGTAATGAGAAGTGAGACAGCTAAGTTAGGTAAGCAATTAAGGGAGTGTAGATAATGTTTAAAATACTTTTATCGTTAATTAGTTATACAATTGAAGGTGGATTTTTTACTTTGGTCGCTATGTCTATTACACAGGGTGACTGGTGGTATACATTCAGCTTCTCCACTTTATTAGTCTTTTGGTCAATTGCAATTTATTTTGCAATCACAGGGGAGTAGATATTATAAATGACTGAGACAGGAGAGATTATAATAGATATAAAAGAAAATGGAGAAAATCGTTACAATGACCTATGGGAACAAGTTAAGAGGTTAGTTTTTAGTATTGCCTTTGACTACGCAAGGAAGTATGATTTTGAGTTTGATGATGTGAAGCAAAATGCTTATATAGCTTGGAAGAGTTTGTCAGAAGGTTTTAGTATGAATAAGATGACAGAAGGGAACATTGAATCCAACTACATAAGTTACATAAATAAGTATTTACCTAAAAGACTACATAATTATGCTGAAGATTACTCAATGTTTAATGATTGGAAGATTATGTCTTATGACCAATTTAGTGACCCTTGCTTCCTTTCAGATGAACTTGTTGATGAAGGACATGGGGAATTAGATGATACAGTTATAATGACCATTGAGAATAACCTAGATAAGTTGACTGAGAAAGAAAAAGAAACTTACTTCTTGCTGAAGGAAGGATATAGGCAGGTGGATATTGCAAATAAATTAGACTTAGCAAGGTCTACAGTCCATGCTCGCAAAGAAAGATTATTTAAAAAAGTTAAAAAGATTGCAATGTAATGTCTAACAAAAGTCAGGCACCCCATGTTGTATGTTAGTGAAATTTGACAGCGATATATCGCACCAACTAAAAAGGGTGCTAATATACAAAAATAGATTATATATAATGTAGAGTTTTTTAAGAAGTAACTATGGAGAGAGTAAGTTAAAGAAAACACTTACTCTCTTTTTTATAATATTAAAGTTTTCAGAATATTAAAATAATTGAGGTTAAAGTATGAATAGCTTTAATGGGAACATGGCTGAAGTTACATTTTTAAAGCAAACAATGGAGAAAGGTTATACAATATCTAAGCCTGTAGTTGGCGAATATAAGTATGATTTCATTGTGGATAGCCATAAACTATATAGAGTACAAGTAAAGTCAACAAATAATTTTTCAGAAAGAAATTCTCGCTATAAGGTAAATGTAGCTTATGGTGGAGATACTAAGAGGGTTTATACAGCTGACCAAATAGATATATTTGCAATCTATGTGAGGGAAAGAGATGAGTGGTATTTGATGCCAGTTAATGATGTAAACACTAAAACTCTTAACCTATACCCACATAGAGAGAGCAATGGTACTTTTGAAAAGTACAAAAATAAATGGGATATTTTCTCAAGGTAAGGTGATTGTTTTTGGCGTTTTCTTCATGGAAATATAAGAAGTATAAAGAGGATGTAATGAGTGATGAACTTATTGCAGATGCTTTGGAATTACTCAAAAAAAGATATGACAAAATGGCTAATTGGTTACAGGAGAATGACCCTGTAGATAAATGCCCTGAGTGTTCCTCTACTGAGATAAAGTATGTGCATGATGGAGCTATCTGTAAAGAGTGTGACCATAAGATTAACGAGAAGGTTCCTTATCCTGTGAAGGGTGGAGTTGTCGCTAGTCGTAAGATGGAAAGCGTAATTAAAGAGGTATTCGCTAGTCGAATGGAAGAACAGCGAAGAACTGAAGAGCCTCCTGAAGATGCTTTAGCCAGTATGCCTTTTGAGATAGAAGGGTTTGATACTGGAGAGTACACTGAGGAGCAGGTCAGATACCTCAACAAAAGATATAAGACTCTACTTCAAGAGAACAATATCCAAAATGAAGTTGATAAGTTTTATGTACGCTCTTTGGTAGTTAGGGAATTAAAACTAATGATGCTAGAGAGAAGAGATGCTGTCAAAGGTGATGTTGATAGTATGGATATCAAAAGGCAATATAAGATTTACAATGATTTATCAGATAAATTAAAAGCTAATCGTTCTTCTCGTTCAGATACTGAAGAGGAAAGCTTCTTCTCAGATATGGAAGATATGCTGGAAGAAGAAGATATGGAAGATATTCTTGCTCAATACAATAAAGAAGAAGAAGCAAGAAAAGAATATAGAGAGAAGGCGAAAAAGAGAAAAGAGGAAGTAGGAAATCCCTACTAAGAAATGTGGTGATAGGTATTGAAGGATGATAAAAGAAAAGAAGTATATAAATTAATAGAGGCATCCAAATATAATCCTGTAATTGGAGCAGAGAGGTTACTTAATCTTGACCTTCCATACCATCAGCAAGACATGCTCAAGAGAGGATGGACTCACAAGTTCCCTATTTACTTGTGTAGCAGGCGTACTGGAAAGACATTTGTAATGGCTATTATGAGTGCCTTGAAAGGTAGTTTGTATCCTCAAATAAAGATAGGAATTGTTGCTCCTGTATTTAGACAGGCTAAAACAGTTTTTCTTGAGATAGTTGACCTTATTAAGCGAAGCCCTTTTTTGCAGGCTCAAATAGATGGTGAGCCAAAAAGAGGAGCTTCAGAGTGGACTATTTCATTTAAGAATGGAAGTATTATTACAGCACTTCCATTATCAGATAATATTCGTTCAAAAGGATTCAACTTCATAATCATTGATGAGTATGGTTATGGAGATAATATGAATCAGATGGTAGGAAGAATTATTGAGCCTATGGTTTTTACAAAAAGAGAGATTAAAGTAAATGGTGATGTCCACCCTACAGACATAGGTAACCAACTACTAATTGCTTCTACAGCAACTTTTAAATTTAATGATTACTACAAAAAACTTAAAGAGTATGAAGAAAAAATGGATGAAGGTAAAGACCAATATGATATTATTTCATATGACTACAGAGATGGTCTTGAGTCAGGAATATTTGAGAAAGAGCAGGTTATTGAAAAGTTTGAGAATAGTGATAGCCTAACACAGAAGATGGAGTACTTAAATATATTCCCTGATGATGAAGGTTCATTCATTAGCTATGAGCTACTACAGAAATATGCAATAGATACTGAGGAACAAATAATTAAAGATGAAGATGGAGAGGTTAAAAATGTAATCCCTCCTAAGACTCAAGTAGAGTTTGAGCAGGAAACTGATGAGCAGGGCAATCCAACACATGAATATATATTGGCATTTGATGATGCTGATGTTGGAGATAACTTTGCAATAGCAATGATTAAGATGGATGGAAGCACCAAGAGAATTGTAAGAATTGTTGCTATGAACAGTGTGCCTATTCAAGAAAAGATAATAAAAATTAGAGAACTTTTAAGGCATTTTAATATTGCTCGTATTGTTTGTGACCAAAGACATAAAAATATTAAAGATAACTTAGCAAAACCATATAGATACTCTGATGGAAGCAAAGGCAAAATCATCTTAGACAGAGATGACCTAGAGCAAGAGAAATATGTAAATAGAGAATATCCTAATACAGATACAGAAAAACTTATAAAGGTACATAACTTTGCAGGCTCGACAAATGAAATGAGAGCCAAGCACCTATTAGGTGAAATAGAGAATGGTAGAGTTAAATTCCCAGCTCCTGTTGGAGCAAAATCAAAGCAAGAAGAAGATACTATTGAAGAGTTTAAGAAAACATGGTCAGAGATAGCAAGTATTCAAGCGACCACAAATGGGAAGTATATCAAATTCTCAACTCCATCTAGGACAATGAAAAAGGATAGATGGACAGTAACAGAGCTTGGAGTTTATATGGCAGATGAATATCAGAAAGAATCCACCAAAAGAAACAATGATGTTTACATGGGTGGATGGAACACTGGAAACAGAAGAGGGGGTGTCATTTAGATAGTGGCAGAAAATGAAGTTAATGAAGAAGATACAAAAGTAGCAATGGGGTCTTTTAATCATTACGACATGAACATGGAGGATTATGAACAACCCTCTTTAACTGAAATACTTAGACCTAAGCGTAGAAAAAAGAAGCTTGAAAAAGCTAGAGACTATGTTTGGACAAATGGTTTGCTGTTCAGAATTATAAAGCTCAAAGTTGATTTCGCTTCAGCTGGCCTACAACCAGTACATGAAGATGAAGAAGTTGAGCAGTTTTACAAAGACATTTATGAAGAAATAGATATTGACCAATTTGTTCGCAATGCTGTGTATGAACATGAGGTAGTTGGCGAATGGTACCCCTACTACACATGGGAAGATGGTAAACCAACAAATATTTCACTGCTAGACCCTGATTTAGTTGAAGTTGACAAAGTGTTTGATAAAGACATTTTGTATATGAAACCACCTAGTGGTTTGCAAAGAGCATTGAATAATTTTAGTGATTTGTCAGCTAAACAAAAGAGAGATATTAAAAAGAGAGTACCTAATGGAGTACTTAAGAAGTGGAAGAATGGAGAGACAGTTCCACTAAGTGAGGAAAATGCTAGAAGGTATTATAATCTTAAATCTGATTATGATAAATATGCTCACTCTCCAATTGAGCCTATTTTCAATGACCTTGAAATTTACAAGACTTTACAGGAGGCTGACTATGCAACAGCTAAGAAGTTGAAGCAGTTAATCCTACATGTTCGTGTAGGTGGCAAAGATTACAATGATGGTCAACCTGTTGATAAGGATTTAATTGACCAAACTATTAATATGTTCAATAACCCTTCTAAAAACATGGAAGTATTCACACAATATTTTGTGGATGCTGAGTACATTATTCCTGATATGGATGTATTTACAGAAGATAAATATGCTAATGCAATTAGTAATATTGTCAACTGGTCAGGGGTTAATGTGATGGTCGAACAAGGTGGAAGTTACTCTCAAGGATATATAAAAGTTAAGGGCTTAAAACAGGCTGTAAACAATGCTAGAAAGGCTGTAAAGAAAGCTCTTAATGACTTAAATAAATTAATTGCTGAAAAGAACAATCTAAAGTATTATGGGAAGCTAAAAACTCCTGATATTAAATTTAGCAACAATGCATTAAAGGACGATAAAGAGGTTAGGCAAAGCGTTCAATTCCTTTACAAGCATGGGATTCTTAGTGCTGACGATACACTTGATGCATTTGGTTATAGTATGGATAGACAGATGAGAAAGAAAGAGGATGAAGAGGAGTATGAAGATTTAATAAGGATTCCATTTGAGCCTAGTCAGGGCTTAGTGGGAGAAGAGGAAATTCCTAATAATCAGAATAATAACCCACAAGATAACAATCAACCAAGACCTTAGAATAAGGGGGTGAGATAACAGTTGAAACTTAAGACAAAGAGTTTAAAGGCAAAAGTTACTAACATCAAAACTACTACTGCCAGTAGTAAAGAGGGCAGTTACGACAAAATGTATATTACATTCAACTTACTCCACACCCTTCCAGTTGTCAATGCGAATGGTAGCACATTTGACCCTGAAGCAACACAGAAAGCTGTTGATACAGTGGTAGATGGGTACTTAAACATTGAGCATCTGCAAGGTTTTAATGTTGGTTCAGTTGTAGAGGCTGAGTATAAAACCAACGATAATGATGTTGGGTATATTGAATGTTTAGGTGTAGTTTGGAAGAGTAGCCTGAAGGAGTACCAAGTAAACCCTCAAGAAATATTAGATGGTAAGTTTGATATTTCAATGGAGGTTGCTTACACAGACTTCTATTTCTTACATGGTGATGAGAAAAAATTAGCTGATGGGAATGAGCATTTAGAGAACTACATAGGTGAAGAGTTTGAAGATGAAGAAGTAGTTGAAGTGATTAAGCCTTTAGAGTTAAAAGGTGGTGCATTAACTGAAACACCAGCTGATAAAGGTGCAATCATAAAAGATGTTAGAGCTAAAGTTGCAAGTTTAGACAAAGATGATGATGGCGATAATGACGACAATACCTTAAAAGGAGGCAATCAAGATATGTTTAAAGAGTTTGAAACAGAAGAAGAGTATAATCAACACTTAGAAGATGTAAGACAAGGTTATGCAAAGGTAGAAGATATTCTATCTAAATTCCCTGAAGATTTACAAGGTGATGATGTAGAAGATGTTGTTGAGGAAGTTGCTGGTTTAAAGAGTGACCTTAAAAAAACACAGGCTAGTTTTGAAGAGTATAAGAAAGAAGTACTGTTCAAAGAGAGAAAAGCTTCTTTAGAAGAAGTTGATATTGAGGTAGTTGAAGAGGATAAAGAAGAAATTATCAATATGTCAGAAGCTACTTTTGATATGCTTGTTGAGTCTAATAAAGATAAGTTAGACCAAGTAAATGAGAGCAATGCTTCTACTAATGATGACAGTGATGAAGGGAAGCTTGATGCAAACATTCAGCAGTCTTTCAGTAATGAAGATGTTGATGTAGATACAGCTGTTGATAGTCTTTAAAAATAATTTTAAAAATAAGGAGTGAATAAATAATGAAAGAAATGAGAACAGCGTTTGAATTTGGATTTAGTATAAAAGGCAAAAGAAGAGGAGATGTAGGAGAGGACTTAGTTGGTATCTTTAAGGCACCTGCTGATATGGCTACTCCTACTTACGAAGGTACTCCTCTTGATATTGATACTGCTAATGATGGATATGTAAAAGTTACTGCAGATGGTGAGAGACCTGAGTTTCTACTTACTTCAAGAGTTAATGATGCACTGGAAGACATTCATATGTATGAAGGTATTATTAAGCTAGATGAAACACAGCCTGATGAACCTGTAACAATGGTTAGATTTAAGAAGGGTGCTATTATTAGAACTGCACTTATTAAAGATGGTTATACTCCAACAGCAGGAGATGAAGTATACTATGAAGCTGGTGAGCTGACAGATACTGACCCAACTGGAGATACCTCTGGTGTAGTTGTTGGTGAAGTTAAGCAAGTTATTGATGGAAGAGTAAGAGTACTTTTAAAGTAAACAATCAGAATATTATAAATATTAAATAAATTTCTAAGGAGGAATAATTAAAATGAGTAAAATTAAAACAAGATTAGCAAATAACCAAGATAGACTTGAAGGAAAAGCAAAAGCTAAAAAAGAAAGAGAAGAGAAAGCAAGCAGAGAAGATAAAGTAAAAACTCTGAAGGCTATGGCTGATGACAAAGATTTACAGACCCAGTTTGCAAGTAAGATTGCAGATAAAACTTCTGTAGGTATTGAAGGTCAGCTAATATTTTCTGATTTTCTAAATATGGGAACAATTGATACAGGTGAGCCACTAATTTATACATTAGATGAACCTGTTGATAGAGCTTCTATCAATGAGATTTCCATGCAAGGTGGTAGACCTCGTGAGTCCATTGTCCAGAACGCTGACTATGTAAGAGTTAATCCTTACCTAGTAAGTTCTCCTGAAGTTTCCATGAGCAAGTTCTCCTTAAGACAGGGTGATATCTCTGCTAAGGATAAAGCTCTTAAGAGACTTGAGAAAGCTGAAGCAAAAATGATGGATGAAGATGCTAAAAGCTTACTTGATGGTGGAATTACCACTGACTTTGCTGGCGTTGATGGGATTCATATTGATGACAATGTAACTGAGTTCCCTGCAGGAAACAATAAAGATATGTCAGCTCAGGGTGGAATCACAATGGATATATTAAAAGAAATTGCTAGACATTCCAACCTGATTGGAAAGCGCATAAGAAATGTATATGTTCCATCCACAAGACTTACTGATGTTTGGGACTTCATGAGCTTACCAGCTGGATATGATGATGGCAGTGGTGTTGATGCAGATACTGTAGTCCCACAAGCAATGCATGAGCAGATTGTTCGTACAGGTACACTGAAGAATATCTTTGGTTATGATATGAATCTTATTCCAGTAAATACTCTTAATGGAGACCCTAATAATGGAGATGTAAACATTTGGGTATCCACAACTGAGCCTGCTGGAGAGTACAGAGAGATTCCTAAGTTTACTAATACATACAATGATGAAGATGCAAAGCGTTTATACTTCACATTGAATAAAGCAATCGCTATGTTCCAAACTCCAAACCAGCGTCTAAATTATATGAAGATTCAGATTGCATAAATAAATAATTAAATAATAATACAGGGGGAGTAATCTTCCTGTATATTTTAACAAAGGAGAGGGTAACATGAAAGTAAAGTTATTTGAAGATGTAGCACCACCATTTATAGGTGGAGTTGAGTGTAACCATGATGAAGAAAAAGAAATTAAAAATACAGACCACCTTAAGCATTATATTGAAAAAGGTGTAGATATCAGAGTTTTAGAAGATGGTGAGTACATCAAAGGTGAGGAATACTTTAGTGAAGATAAAGAAGAAAAAGAAGTAAAAACAAAAAAGGTTACTTCTGGAATTAACACTTTAGATTTTGAAGAAATTTTTGATGGTCACTGGAAAACTCAAGTAAAAGAAATTAAAGAAATTGAAGATGTAAAGTTAGTTGAGAAAGCTATTGAGTACACTGAAGCAAATGATGTGTCAGACACAGTTGCTGAAAAAGCTAAAGAACATCTTGAAGATTTAAGAGAAGAATAAGGGGGTGTTAGGATATGACCCTCATTACAGATAGCATATTACCAAAACTTCGTAGAGCGATTGATGATAACGAAGAACCATATGCTATGGCAGACTCTTTACTAATAGAATACATAGAAGATGCAATAGATGGTATTAGGCTTGATTGGACTCATGACTATGTAGTAGATAGAGAAGCTCATAGTATAGAGCCTGATGTAGAACAACATCATCAAGTACTATTTGCTTTGAGAGCTAAACTAGACATCTTAGAGAGAAACTCAGATATCACAATTCGTACAAACTCTGTTGATGTTGTGCAGAAAGATATAACTAAGAAGAATGTTAAACAAAGACTACAGAGAGCAATTAACAACTTAATAGCTCGTGAATGTATGGGCGTTGCTCAAGATGAATTTGATGATTTAGATAATTACTTAAGGATAGGGGGATTATGGTATGGCTACTATGAAGGATAGAGAACAAAAAGCGTTAGAGGAAGCTTTTGAATTAGACAATAAGACAATCTCAGTATTGCTCGCTAACCACAACAGTAAGATGAAGATGATTAAGAATGATATGGTGACATCTTTAGATTTACTAGATGGTGTTGCTGAGGGTAATATTACTCAAAAAGAGTTGCTGAGAAAAAAGATTTTAGATAATTATAACGACCTGATTAGAGAAAATTTATCTCTAATTGAGGAGTTAACAGAAATATTAAAAAAGGAGTGAACTAAATAATGGCTTTTACAGATGTATATGATAGTTCAGAAATAGTTGTCGAAGTAGGGCAATATGATACAGATTCATGGAATTACACTACTATTGCTTATCGCAGAAGTTTAAGTATTGATAAGCCTGATAATACTCGTAATGTTCATGACAAACTTAGTTTCAAAGGGAAAAAACTAACTAGAGGAGATAATACTTTAAGTATTTCCCAAGAATTTCAAGGATTTGGAGAAGGCATTGAGCAATTCCAACAAGCTAATGGCCTCATAGTAAAGGTTAGTGTTCAGCCACATGATGGTAGCACACCTAATGAGCCTGTACATTACTTTACTAATTGGTGTACAATTCCACTTTCCTATGGTGAGTTCTCTGATGAAGGCGAAGTTGATGTTACTTTAGAAGGTGATTTTGACGAAGAGGTAACTGAAGAGCCTGCAAATGATTCATTTTAACCAATAGTTATTAGGTAAGGTAGGATAATTTAATTTATTTGCTGAGTGCATAGTATCCTACCTAACTATGCACTTTTTTACTATAATTTAAGGAGGAATATTTAATGGAATTAACAGTACAAAATGAAGGCACAGTAACTTTTGAATCTGCTAGCACAGATGGAGATAAGTTTAATAATAAAGTAAAAAGGAAAGTACTTGCAAAGAATGATGGGGCATCTCCTGTTGATGTAACAGTAGTTGCTCAAGAGCCTTGTCAGCTTGGTGAGTTACATGATGAGGTAATTACAGTACCAGCTGGTGATACAGCAATATTGCCTGAATTGCAAGATAAATTCTACACAGATGACTTAGGCTTCACACATCTTGACTATTCAGACAAAACAAGTCTTACAGTAGCTGTGATAGATGCTTAAGAGATGAGGTGGTTTAATTGGCACAAGCAGAAGTACTTAGTGGTTATGATGGGAGAATTTACTTAACCACTAAGCAATCACAAAGCTCGACTTTTAGTATAACAGATAATAGTACCATAACAATTGATAACTCAGATAACACTAGAGAGTTGCTTAAGATAACAATAACTCCATCTACTACAACTAATATAACCTTTAACAGTATTACTGATGGAGTATCAACAGTAGCCTCAAGTGGAATTACATTAACAGAAACTGATGATTTAGTTTTAGACTTTAAGAATCAGGTATATACCAAAAATGGTACTAGAGTTTCTGATTTAACCTTTAGTAACAAAAGAATAGCACTTCAGAAAGATACCAGTCAAGATTTAACCATAGATGGCAGTGGTTATATTGACATAATTGTTGAGTATGAGGGTTACAATACTGATGAAGAGCTTAGTTATGTTGAAAGTTTTAGTTTAGATTACTCAGTAAAAACCTCCCATAAAAAAGGGTATAAGAATAATAAGAATATAACAACTAATTTTGAGGGGGAACAATATGATGTTAACATTAGCAAATTTACTATCTCAGAGAGATTTTTACAAGGAATACTGGATGGGAGAAAACACAGAGTCAGATTTGATGTAGATAATCCAGCAACAGGAGACAATATGACACATACTTTATTAGATATAGTGTTTGAAAGCTATGGTTATGGCTTTACAGCACCTGATGAAATCATGATGGAAGATATTCAGGGTAGTGCAAAAGATTTAATTTTTAATAATTAACTAAAAAATAGGAGTGGTTAAAATGGCAAAAAAGGTAGCAGAAGTTTGGGATGAATTAGAAGGCGCAAAAGCAGAGTTAAAAGAAGATGTAGATATTAAGATTGGTGAAAAAGAAGTAACACTTGAAGTTAAGTTAGTAGAACTTGATGAGATTCAAGAAATAAATGAGTACTATGATGAAGGTAATTATATTAAAAAACCTAAGATTCAGGTACCAACCAATGAAGGCAAGAAGAATATTGAAGTCCCAACAGATGAACAAAAGTATCAGAGATTCAACACTCATAAAAAAGCTAAAGAGTGGGCTAAGAAAATTAATAAGCAGAGAAACTATCATATGGCCTATGAGTTTTTAGCTGATGAATATAAACCTGCAGACAATGTTGAAGATGGTATTGAAATGCTAAAAGAAAGATTAAGATATTCTGATATCATAAATATTGTGCAAACTGGATTCGATATTAATGGATTTGGGAAGCAATTGGGGAAGCAAAATCAAGACTCCTAAGTGATGATAATACCACAGGAAAAATAGAAAATGGTGTCTCTTTAAGATACCAAGTACTTACCATTTGGGAGAATTATGGTTATACCCCTGATGAGTGGGAAGAGATTGACAAAAAGACAAAAATGGACTTGCTCGCAAAGTTAATCTTAGACAATGAAAGAGAGGTAAGGGTTAAAGAGAACATGAAAGAATCATAACCATGTTCTCTTTTTCTATATATTTTGAGCTTCACAGGAGGTCAAATATGATTACTGAATTACAGAAAAAACATGCTCAGAAAGAAGTTAATAGAGCTTTAAAAAATACATACATAGACTTTAGATATAAAGAGGGAGGTTTTGAATCATCCTTTGAGCAAGAGGCTCCTTCAGGAATGTCTAGCTGGCAAGAGATTGGATGTACAATTGACAATATCTCACAGGTAAACCAAAAGAAATATCCATTTGCAGAGGTATCAGAGGGGGATATCGTGGTTTTATTGCCAGCAGATACTAAACTTCCTTTAGATAAACAAAGCTATGAAATCGACTATAAGGGTAGTGTATATAAGTGTGAGTCAAAGCCTTATCCTTATGATGTAATACAAGATGTCGTGCTTTCATATGCACTGGTAGGTGAGCTAAATGCTTGATTTTGATGATAGTGAGCTAGATGACTTTATAGATAATATTAGCAGTACTGTAAAAAATGATAGCAAGCTAGTTGATAAGTGGAAGAATATCTTATATGTAGATGCTAACCTATTATCGTTCTTGAAAATGAATATTGGTTCAGAGGTATATGGTCAAAGTACTGATAATCCTGATGCAGTAGCTGTTGACCCAAATTCAAGTGACCCTACACCAAATGTAATGTATCACAGAACTGGTGACTTGATGAGGTCAGCAAGGCTTAAGATGACTGATAGAGGCTTAGTGCTGTATATGGACAATGATTGGTTAGGAGACCAACCACAGGCTAGCTTATCAGCTACACAGCAGATATCAGAAGGATATAGCTGGAGAGATGAGTATGGTGAAGTTCTACCATCTTTTGGTGAAGCAAGAGATGCACATCAAGGTGATGGTTATGCTATTGATGTAGAGGAAGGTAGAAGCTTCACAAATGAAAGTGTCTTAGGTACATTTGGGGCAGAGATACCACCTAGACCATATATGAAAGTTACATTTCAAGAATTACCTAAGCGATTAGATAGAATGGATAAGAGTAAGATTACAGATATTTTAATAAAGGAATTAATTAGTTAGGAGGGATTAAATGGCCTATAAACAGATTGACCCTGCTGACATTGTAAATGATGCAGAGTTTAATTTAAAAGAATTAATAGAGCAGGAGTTTGATGCACATTATGTATTCGAAATGGAAGAGTCTTACAACGCTGTAGACTCTGAGCCATATAAACCTGTATTTTATTTTCAGTTTGGAGATACAAAACCAATAAAGAGAAATGTAATTATCAATGAAGAAGGAGCAAGGGGAGATAAGATATCTCTTCAGTATATTGTTTTTGTTTTACTTAATGACGATTATAACCCTGATATTAAAACTAAAAGGGATTTGAATAGAGTTTCTAATGATTTTGTAGATACAGTAGATATTAAAAAAGAAAAATTGTTAGAATATTTTGATAGCTTTAATTTAAGCACACAGGTTGATGGGTCAGTAAAAAGCCCTGAAGGATTTACAGTTAATAAGCACATGTTAAGTTTAGTTGTCAACAAGGAGAGGTAACAATAGGAAGGGGGTTCGACATTCCTTGTAATAGGAGGTACACAAAATGGCAGATTATGGATTAAATATTGACATACGATTTACAGATTCATACAAGAAAGATTTGCAAAAACTTCAGTCAGGACTTCAGGATATTCAGCAAGAATTTAAAGATATTAATAATGTTGCTAAACAGCTAGATAATGCTGTTGGTAGTAGCACGAAACAAGCTAGTAACTCATTAAAAAAGCTTGACAAAAGACTTGCTGAAGTAGAACAACAAACCAAAGAATTAAGTAATCAAAACAAAAACATGAGTGCTTCTATGGATAAGCATGAAAAGGGAGTAAACGACTTAAGCTCTGACTATGGTAAGTTAGAAAAGCAGTTAAATGATACCCAGAAGGAACTAAGTCAGTTAGAGAGACAACAGGACAAAGTTAACAAAACCTCCAGTAAGGCCTCAAGTAACTTAAGTAAAACCAACAAGTCTATAGACGAATACTCTAAAAAGACAAAAAAGGCCACAGCAGATACTAAAAGTTGGCAGAGTAGAAACTCTGAAGCAATGGGTATAGCTGTTCGTAGTACTGCGATATGGGGCGTTGCTACAACAGCAATTTATGGCACTAAGAGAGCCTTAGAAGCCACTGCAGATGCTATGGCTCAAATAGATGAGCAAATGGTTGGAGTTCAGAAAGTAATGGGTGACAGAGTAGAGGACTTCCAAGAGATGGAGAAAGCTAGTGCTAGATTAGGTATGGAATATGCTAGAACAATACCTAAAGTTATTGAGCAGATGGAAGAATGGGGTCGTCAAGGTAAAAGTCAGGCAGAAGTTATTCAATTGACTGAAGCTTCACTACTATCTGCTAATGCAACCAATATTAAGTCAGCTGACTCAGTTAGCTACTTAGTTTCAGCAATGACTCAGTTTAATATTAGCGCAGATGATTCTATTATGATTATTGACCAGTGGAACTCTGTTGCTAACAACTTCGCAAATACCACAGCAATAGACTTAGCTGAAGCTATGAAAGAAGCAGGTAAGCCAGCTGAGAACTTAGGATTAGAGATGCATCAGTTAATTGGTCTTACTACTGCAATGGCAGAAGCTACAGCTAAAAGTGGTAACAGATTAGGTCGTTCACTAAGAACAATGTTTGCTAATATGTCAGAAACAACTGGTAGTATAGAAACTTACATAAATGGCTTCGAAGAATGGTTGGCCACTGCAGAAGATATGGATGGGAAAGAGCTTGATATTTCTATTCGTACTAGTGAAGGCGAATACAGAAATATGTTCAATGTTCTTAAAGACCTATCAGGCGAATGGGAAAACCTAACTGATGTACAGAAGTCTCAAGTATCTAACTTAGCTGGTAATAAGCGTAGGTACTCTGACTTCCTGTCAATGATTGAGAACTTTGATACTGCAGTAGATGCATCAGCACAGGCATTAAACTCATTTGGGTCTGCCTTAGATGAGAACGAAACCTATATGCAGAATATACAAGCACAGATTGACCAAGCCAAAACAGCCTTCCAGAGTTTAGCCTCGACAATTAAAAACATTGGTGGTAAAGAGGTTATGGTTGGTCTTGCAAATGCAGTTGAAGGTTTATTTAAAAATATCCAGTATACTATTGAAGGGCTTAAAAATGTTAAAGGTATTCTTACTGCAGGATTAGGTATAACAGCTATGGTTGGAATTATCACCAACTTTACAACTGCTGTTCAAGGTTTAACTGTTGCTATGGGTGGTCTTAAAGTCGTAATGACTGCTATATCAGCACATCCAATTGTAGCAACCTTAACAGCTATTACAGCTGGAGCATTAACCCTTGCAAATGCTATTGGTCGTTCTAAGGATGTTGCAGAAGAGTACAAAAGAACCAATCAGCAACTTAATGAAGTTTTACAAGGTAGCACTGATATCAGCTACAATCAGGCTACTGGACTACAAAAAACAATTGGTAAATTTAATCGACTCATCAGTGTAGCAGAAGATTCAAAGGCAATTTGGGGAGCAGTAGGGCAAGAAATTAGCAGACTCCAGTCTAATTTTGGTAAAGTTAGTGCAGAGTTTTCTGTTAAAGGCATAAGAGCTTTCAATAAAATGGAAGAGAACATGAATGGCCTTATAGATAAAGCAAAAGAGCTCCCTGATGCGTTCCCTAAGATTGATGAGATTATGAACCAAGAGGGACTATCAAAAGAACAGAAAATGTTCCAAGGTTATAGGTATGCCAAAGGAGTTGTAGGAGACTTAAATCAAAAGCTTTTAGCTACTATATCCATAGGTGATGAAGTTGGAGATATCGCATCTAAAACTGGTAAAGAGTTTGCTAACTCTACCTTTAAAGCAGGTAAGGAAATACAAAGTAGTTTAATTGATAAGGTTATAGACTTAAGGGAGCAACTAGAAAAAACATTTGATGTAAATTATTACCAAGACTTCTTTGCTAGAGCTAGAAATACATTTGATTTAATGAGTGATGTAGAGTTTGAACAAGCCCAACTTCAAAACTTTGAGCAAAGAGTTAGTAGCATAGAGGGTTTGTACCAAGAAATCCAGATGATGGAAGATAGTGTAAAGTCAGGTGATGTTGAAAAAGACCAGCTAGTTGGCATGCTTGATAGTAGGATTTCTGAAACAAAAGCTGGTAAACAAAGACAAATACTTCAAAAGATTAGAAGTGAGATAAGTATGATGCAAGACCCTATGGAGATTTGGAAAAGTCTTTCAGATGATGTTTGGAGTAGTCTTAAGGGAAATTATGACCAGCTAAAAGACATTAGAGATGAAGTAAAGGCTATAGAGAGCCAAGCTCAGTTTGGTGATACTCGTGAATCCTTATTGGGGACTAATCTTTCAAGTCTAACCAGCACTTCTGAAGTCGATACCTTTATTGGTAATATTCAATCTGCAATAGATAAGGGATTAAAAGAAGGTTATGATGTTTCCCTACTAAGGTCATTGGTTAATGATGCAAAAGAACTGAAGGATACCCTTGAATTTGAAGATAGCTCCAAAAACTTTCTAAACCAAGACTTCAGTTCTGTCTCAGGTGCTATTACAGGCCTTAAGGAAGCAGGCAAATTGGTTTCTAAAGGCAAAGGTTTAGGAATGAATGTACAGCCCTTACTTGACTTCATAAATAAGATAGAAGGTAAAAAAGGCAATCTTTTTCAAGGTCTTATTGAACCTTCTGAAACTCAAAAACAGGTTAAATACTTTGAGGGTCTTAGCCAAATAATTAATTCTGAAATGCCTAGTGGGCTAGAGCAAATTAAAAGTCGCAGAGAAAGAATATCTGACCTACTAAAGAAAGCTAATGAGTATGGTTGGGAAGGAAAAGAGCGACTTGAAGAGAGATTGAAGCTACTTAATAAAGAGTATGAGTCTCAAAGAAGAATTAATAAAATAAGGAAGCAAGGTGAAGAAGAAGCTAAAAAAAGAGATGACCTCATTGGTCAATACCAGTCTCATATGGATGATAGGAGGACTAAAGAAGAAACCATACAAGACAAGATAACAGGGCTTCGCTCAAAGCTTAAGTATGGTGGATATGATGAAGGTCAACAGTTAATGATTCAAGACATGATAGACAACTATGAGTCTGACCTTGACCAGCTAGAGCAGAGTCAAGAGGATAGTAACTTTGTAGATAAGATTAATAGCTCTCTTGAAAAAACAGATGAGCTTATTAGTAATCTTGATGTTAGCAGTATAGCTGGAGTCGTAGATAGACAGGATGCAATTACAAAAATCCATAAAAGATTAGGTACTTTAAATACTATGGATGTAAGTGATGCTAACATGGATAATAAAAATGTCCAAGAAGCTATGAAAGAATTTGGTATGGATAAGAAAGAGTTGCAGAAATTCATGAAGCAACTTAGAACAGGTATTCGTGATACTAAAGTTGCATGGGCTAAAGCTGTAGCTGGTGGTGTCAAAGAAGGCCTTAAAAATGCTGAATTTGATACATTTACTTCTAAGTTAGGTAGCACTTTAAGGGCCACACTATCTACAGTATTTGGAAGTGATGATTTAACTAAGTCCCTTGAAACACTATTGTCCACTGATAAAAGTGTAGGAATGTTTGAAGGTATCGACTTAGGCAAAACTGCTAGTGATTCAATTATGGCAGGAGCTAAAAGTTTCGCTAGTGGTTCCAGTATTGGTGACTCACTAATGACAGGTATAGGTACTGCATTAGGAGGGCCTGTTGGTGGCGCTATTGGTGGAATGGTAGGCACTGTCTTTGGTCTAGGTGACAAAGATGGTTTAGATGATAAAAAGAAAGCTGACAAGATTAATGAGAATCTAAAGAAAACCAGTAAGAGTATGAAAGAATTTGGTATGACATACGACTATATAAAAGCTTCTTCAGAGGATGAAGCAGGATTCCTTGAAGGTCTTTTTGGTGGAGAAGATTGGGATACTAATAATCTTGAAAAAGCCAAAGAGGACTTGGAAAACATGGATGAACTTCTGCAATCTGCAAAAGGTACATTTGGAGACTTAGGCTCATCCTTTAAAAGCAATCTTCTCAATTCATTAAACTATTCAGACTTTAAAGCCTCATTTGACCAAGATATAGGTAAAGCACTTGAGAACTCCTTAGTTGAATCAATGGTAACATCAGGAGTAATTGGTGAGCAAATAAAGAAGTTAGCAGGTAAGATTTCGCTTGCAACTGAAGATGGGGTTATGTCTGAAGAAGAGATGAAAGGAATTAAAAAGCAGTATAAAGATATGGAGAAAGATATGTCTACTGCCTATGAAACCCTTGAAGACCTTAGAGAAGGTTCAGATATTGTAGATGACAGTTCACTTAATGCAAGTGTTGATAACAGCTATGAGGCAGGTTCAACCAGCAACATCACTTATCATCAAAGATTTGTAGTAGAAGCAGGAGCTATGATGGGTGATAGAAATGATGCTGAATCTTTTGCTGAAATGATTGAGCCTTATATCTCAGAAGTAATTGAAAGGAATCAAGGAATTTAAGGAGTGATTTAGATGGCTAATAATAATTATGTACAAATTAACAATATATTTTTGGAGCCTACTGATTATAGTAGTGAATTGGTGGAGATAGGTAACACAAGGAGGACTCCATCAGGCCATTCTTACACTCAAACATCTGCGAAATATAAGACATTTAGTTTGACCATAGAGGGGGTTTCCCCTTCTATGCACTCAAACTTATTATACTTAACCTCATTAAATAGAGCTTTTGAGGGGAGTGCAGAGGATTTGAGTTTTACTGACTATAATGGCAACAGTTACACAGTTGGTATTCCAGTAGGTGGCTATAACTATTACATAGAATCAGGCAAGGAAGAGAAATATACATGGGAATTAACACTAGAGGAAGTTTAAGGAGGTAAGTTATGAAGGATATTAATAGTACATTGTTAGATGCTTTACTTAGTAATAATGTAAATATAGATTTTAAAACTTTTATTAACTTCAATGATGATAATGTACTATCAGCAGATGAAGATGTATCACAATACATAGAATCAGTTAAGGTTAGCAAAAAGACTGAGGGAAATATAGGTACTAGCATAACAGATGAAGCAACTATTACTTTAGATAACTCTGACAATAGATTTTCACCAAAGAATCAAAGCTCAGAATATGCAGGTAATGTTGTACCAAACAAATACACAAGAATTGAAGCAGGGATACCTAGTAATGTTGCATTACTTTTTGATGGTGAACTGCAAGACATAAGGCCTAATTATGACAATAGTAAAGTCTCTATGAAAATTAAAGATATAACAAATAAACTAAAGAATATTAAATGCCCTGACAAGTTCTATGAGGAAGAATATAGAGAAGATATCATCAAAGATTTACTGGATTATGCTGGTGGTGTTTATACATCAGATAGTATTGATAGTACAAACTCAAAGGTTAGTGCATATTTTAAGGGTGAGACAGTTTGGAGTGCAATACAGAAGTTGTCAAAGTCAGTTTGGGGTAGAGTTTTTGTTGAGGATGGAGTTATTTACTTTAGGACTAGACTTTCACCTGAATATACTCAAGAAAAAAATATAGTAAAAACTTTAGATAATACAGATTATTTTAAGGTTAAAGAAAATTACAGTAGTAAGGAAGTTTACAATGAGGTTACTGTAAAATCAACACCTTATAAACAAAGGTCAGAAAGACAGGTTTGGCAAGCAAGTAGTCAAGATACAAGTGTTTCTGAGCAATATAATATCTCTCACATAGACTCAAAACAACTCCAGCTAACAGAGACTGTAGATGGTAATGTTCAAAATACAACTAATGTTCCAATAACTAATGGGTCTTTAATGGTAGCTGATAGAACAACTGGTATTGAATATACTGTAGAGAATGGTGGCCTTTCTGTTAATAACTCAACTGGCCTAATAACATTTAGTGATAACAATGATTATCCTGTGCCTTCAGGAACAGGTATCCTAGATGTGAAGTACAGTTTTAATATTAGTATATTAGAGCCAAATAAAAGCAGAAACTTTATTATTAATCTTGACCACCCTACTACAAACTTAAGCAACATGCATTGTACTGTAGAGAATTTAACTGACAATGTAGAGCTTATTCCTCATGGGGCAGATAGGACTATTACACTAGGTCGTAACCAAAGTGAAACAATTTCAATTGATGAACCACATACATTGTCGTGGGAGGTTGATTTCCAAGAGGGAGCTGACCATGATAACTATTCAGGTTCTTATACTTTTGCTGAAGGAGAAATGGGAGATTATACCATAACAACTTCCACCTCTACAGATTTTGATACATGGCCTGATGATGATGATGCACAGCAAAGCTTTTCTATTAAAGGGTCAGCTGGTACTATTGCTAGCAAGAGTTGGAGCGATAGAGAATGGAGGATGGAAACTCCAGTAACAATGAAGTTAAAAGTTTCCTATACCCACTATGAATACGAAGAAATTTTACCACCTAATCCTGATGTAAAGACTAAGCCTGAGATAAAAAGTGACAAACAAACCATAGAGGTTCAGATTGACAACAACTCTAGTAAAAGAGTTAGACTTCATGGGTACAGGAAAGATAAAGAAGATACTACTGAGGAAATGTTGCTATTTGGTACTCCATATACTAGGGAAGACGAAATGGAGTATACAGCTGTTGATGATGAAAGTAAACAGCAATTTACTGTAAGTACTATGGGTGAAATTCAGAATGACTTCTTAGCAACTAACTCTGATATAAAGAAAATTGCAGACTATTTACTGTATCAATATTCCACACCTATGACAACTTTAGAGTTAGAATGTAAACCAATGCCTGATTTAGAAATCATGGATAAGATTCAGGTGATTCAAGAAGATAGAGATATTGATGATGTATTCTTTGTAAAAGAAATAAGTTATAAGTACTCTAAAAATGATGTACTATCTATGAGCCTTAAATTAAGACAGGCATATCAAAGTGAGTTTGTCTTTGAAGATGATGGAAGCTACTCCATTCCTGATGGTGGTGATGACCATTCTGTCACAAAACCACAGTCTATTAGTGTGCTTAATGCTAATACTATCTCTGCATCTGTTTATGGTGATAATAAAATAAGAATTACTTGGAAAAATAACAGAGAGTATGGACTTAGCCACTACAATATTTACAGAAAAGACCCAAATGATAATGTATTTGTTTATATTGGACAATCTAAAAAAGGTAGTTTAAGATATATTGATTCAGGCCTTGACTACAACACCACTTATGAATACAAAATAACAGCAGTTGATAAAGCAAATGTAGAATCAGATTTAAGTAACTCTGTAAGTGCTACTACTAAATTAGCAAATACACCACCTGCACCTAGCTTTGAAGGTACATCATTTACTGACAGAGCAGTAATAAATTGGTCAGAAATAGATGAGGCAGATAAATATGAATTACGAACTGACACTAACTTTGGGGTGTTTGATAGTGGTGTAGTATATAGGGGGAAAGAACTAAGTACTATTACCTACCCCACCAACAGAAATGTAACTTATTACTTAAAATCTATTAACGACAACGAAAATTATAGTAGTAGTTATGCTACTATAAATGTAGAGAATACAGCGCCACCTGCACCAACAGCACCTGAAATTACAGAGTTTTTTGAAGGGTTGTGGATAAGTGTAAATGGTGTAAGTGACAATGATATTCAAGGATATAATATCTATATTACTGATACTGAGGCTAACCAAACAGAGACTGTATCTTTAGCAACAGCCTCTAGGGTAACTTATAAGGCTAACCCTAATCAAGAGCTTTCTGTTAAGGTAACAGCTTTTGACTCATTTGGGGAAGGAGCTAGGTCAAGTGCTGTTCAGGGTAAAACTAGAAGCATTGATGATGTACATCAATTTGGTCTTAAGTTTAGACCTCCTGAGCTTGTAGATACTAAACCTACTCTTCCTGATAACTTATTCCCTGAAGGGGCAACTATTTATAATACCTCAGATGATACTCTTTATAAAAACATTAATGGTAGCTGGAGTACAGACTTGGGCGAAGATGAGTATCAAAAGATATTGGTAGGAGTTGTTGAAGCAGGTGCTATAGGAGTTAAACAATTAGAGGCTGAAAGCATTACAGCTGATGCAGTTGGTACTAATCAAATAATTACTGACTTGGCTAATATTAATGATGCTGTAATTGATGAGCTAAAAGTTAGAAGTATTACATCAGATATGATTACAGTAGGAGCAGATACGACCTATGAGGCAGGATATAACCCTTATGAAAATAGTAAGCAAGCAGTTAAGATTAAGCCTCAAGGTGCAAAACTTTGGCACTTTGATAAACACTTTACATCGACACAAGGAGAAATGATAACAATAACTTAAAGGAGAGGATAATAATGGCATTACATTTTTATCATGATTCAGGAGCAACTAATTTAGTTGAGGCAGGAGATGTTGACCATGAAAGAAAGGCAGAACCTGCTGGAAATACAGTGACGATTGAACAGCAACTATACATTGGCAGTGATGATATTAATTTAACTTATGAAAATGTAACAGTAAGCTCAGCAAATGACTTTGATGGTACCACTACAGCAGGTGAGATTGATGTTGAATATGCTTTAGATAGTGGTGGTTCAGCAGGTACTTATAACCAGAGTTTAGATATGGCAAACCAAGATTTTGACCCTGCAACACCAATTTGGAGAAAAATTACAGCACCTAGTATTACAGATGCTTTTAAAATTAGTAATATAGAACATCACATAGATAATTATGACGAATATGTTAAGTAAAGAAAGGAGTTGGTAAGGTATGTCTATAAGTTATGACATAACAAGCAGGAACTGGGATAACACAGATGTAGGTGTAAATATAACAGATGATGATGGGTTTAATGGGATTAAAGATATAGATAATGATAATGCTAGTTTTAGTGAAGGAACTCTGACTGATGTAGTGGCAGTTGATGATAGTTTACAACTTGCTAATAATTATGCTTTAAGTTTTGATGGTATTGATGATTATGCAGCTATTAGTAATGGTTCATTTTTAAATTTAAATACAGCTACTATTGAAATTGAAACATATATTGATAGAACATTAAATTCTGAAAAATTAAGTATAATAGCTGATACTTGTATATATACTGGTGCATCCAAAGGTGGTTGGGTATTAGCTTTAGATGATAGAGATGCTAGGAATTATCATTTTAGGGTTGGAGTACAAGATTCAACTAGTTGGATTATTGATTTACAGACAGAATTAGTTGACTATTTTCCAACTGCTAAAATTTATAATATTGTTTTAGTTTTCAAAGATAGTGATTACATTTCAATCTTCGTAGATGGTACTGAAGTTTATACAACTATGATAAGTACAACACCTGTATCAAGTGGCTTAGATTTATCATTAGGAGGAGTGTCTGATAATTGGTTTTTAAAATGTCAGATGAATTATTTCAGAATATGGAATACAGCTAGAACACAAACTGAAATACAAAACAATATAAACACAGAATTAATAGGTAACGAAACAGGGCTAGTAGCATATTACAAAATGGACACAGGAACAGGTACAACACTAACTGATTATGCAGGGACTAATGATGGAACAATTTATGGCTCTAGCTGGGTTGATGATTATACACCACAAGGCAACAGAATAGCACCACAACTAGACCTATCAACAATAGACGTTGTTGATAGTAGTGTAATAAGTTGGAGTGAAGCTCTTAATGAAAATTTATTTACAGATAGTGATTTTGATGATGCTGTAAACACTTGGAGTGCAGAAATTCAATATGATAATGGAGGTGCAGTTGATAACGGTAGATATGGGGCAGATACAAGTACATGGGGCTTCTATCAAGATGTTTTTATATCTGAAGGATATAGATATAAAATTAGTGGTTATGTGAGAATGCCTTCTAACAATGCTGATGTAAGAATCAGCTTGGATTCGACGGATTTGGGGCAGGCTTATGTAGATACTAATGGTGAGTGGACATATTTTGAATATATATCAGGAGTTGCAGAATCATCAAGATTAGAACGAATACATATTCTTGATAAAAGTAAGAGTGGGAATGAAGTTCAAGCAGATAAATTTTATATTGAGAAGTTAGATATCCTCAATATCAACATAGAAACCTCAGTTGATAATCAATCAACTTGGCAGACAGTAACAAATGGAGGTTCAATACCTAATATAAGTGGTGCTAGTACCCTTGATGTAAGACAAACCCTATCAACTGATGATACCACAGTCACACCAGTTTTAGAAAGCCTCACAGTAGAAGTTGAAACTCCTATCCAACATAACTGGAGTCTAGATACCTCAACTCCATCTTCTTGGAATGATGTGAGCAATCCACTAACTCAATCATCAGAAGGTGAGTGGTATTTGCACACTAGGCATTTTGAGGACAACAATCCAGTTACTGAATATACTGGAACTTATAATATAGATAAAACACCACCAGCTGTACCAAATGTTAACTTGACTAATAACACATCCCATTCATTCAGTTTAGATTGGACTAATGATGACAGCTTAAGTGGAATTGACTATGTTGAATTATATGCTAAAACTTCAGATGGAACTGTAATTGATATAAATGGTGATAGTAATACAGAAGATTATATAACCTTAACAGCTACTGATGATACATACACAGTTGATGGGTTATCAGAATACTCTGACTATGACTATAAAGTAATTACCTATGATAAAGCAGGAAATTCATCAGCTGATGGTTTTTATACCATGACTACAGATGATATTACTGAGCCTGTAATTGGCTACAATGTAAACTCTACTAGCTGGCAAAACACT